CACCAAAGCTGTGTTGCATCTACACCGTCTTCATTGATTGGAATTCCTGCAGATTTTGCAAGACGAGTTGGACCGTCAATGAAAGTGTAATCTTTAAAGAATTCGTCTTGTTTGAGTGCAGATATTAATGTTGACTTCCCACTAGAATGTGTTCCTGATATACTTATTCTCATACTATTCTACAAGGTATTGTTAAGTCCTCTGATAAGTAATAAATTGCACAAACTCGGTGGTATCCATCTGCAATTATTAATTTATCATCCCTTACTAGTAATACTGGTGATAGTTTTTCACCTCTTTTTACTTTCTTCAAATTTTGTGCAACATGAAGATTAGTTTTAGGTAATAACTGTAAACCACTTGCACGTAATATATCTTTTGCTTTTTTGAATACTGTTTTTTGTTTTTCTAAACCTTGTACTAGTTCATCTGCATCTTTTTCAGACATAAGTAGTTCAAGGTAATCTACTGCTGCTGGGTAGTCGTGTGGTACTGGATCTTTTTTCCAAATATTTTTCATACTGAGAATTCTCTAAATTTTTTAATGTTGTAATTGATTATTTCAAGTTGACTTTCTGTTGGTTTACGGTCAATCATGTTACAAAGTTTCATTGATACTTTGTCATCTAACCCGTAGTCGTAGTATTTTTTAAGGAAGAGACCATGTACAACTGGGTTACTGGTATCCAAACTTTTGATGAAACTATAATCTTTAGATTTGTAGTCTGAGACCCCTTGAGGAAGTGAAATTCCGAGGAGGTGGTGAGGTAGTGATTTTTGTATAATACCATCATTTAGCATCATATCTATTAATCTTTTACGACCCTTCATCCATGCTACTAATTTATTTTCTTGAGGGAAAAGTGTTTGAAACCAGGAGTAATCAAAGGATATTGCAATTTTTGAACAACCAAGTTCTACTAATGCCTTATAACAATCAGTTATTTCCTGATAGTTTTTTCCTTGTACTACCCCTATAAATTTTGTTGGAAGGTTTTTATACTCTCTCAAAAAGTCTTCATAATTCCAAACTGTTTCCTGATAATTTTCAAGTACGTCTGGAACTATGGAGTATTCAGGTTGCAATTTTTCTACCCATTTTGCAAATTTTGAAGCTGAAAAACTACGATTTAATTCAAAACAGCTATTATCAAGTATTACAGTTCTACCCATTAAAACACTACGCCTGTAGTGGTTATAGTATTCAGGGTGAGTCTCGAACAAATGTACAAGTGCATAGCAGTAATCATTAAACTTTAAACTTTCTTCCAGTAAACTTATTGGGCACTCATGAGAGATTTGCATTAATAATTAATTTTTAAATAAGTGATAAGTGACTCTACAACTGCTTTAAATGTTGTAACTGTTTTTGGAATTTCAAGTTCAAAGTTTTCAGTTTCGTTGGTAAAAATTGTTACAGAATATTTATTTTCCCAAGTTGGGTTTATTTCCAAAATTATCTTGAGGTCCGAGATATACACGGTTAATTTTAATTCAGAATCATAATCTAGTGAATTTGCAAAACTTACGAGGTCCTCAGTGTTTACTTCACCTTCCTCTTCAATCTTGTAGACTATTTTGTCTATGTCTTTGAATATATCCACTACCTGTTATCTCCACTTCCTGAAATTACGTTTCTTTGAACTCTATCTCTAACTTTTATAACATTTTCAATTAAAATATCTTTCATCCTTAATTTTAAATCAGTTGTTAATTTATTAATATACCACTGTAAATCTCCAATTTCTTTTGAAATATTTTTTACATCCTCTTCTGATAAGATACCTTGTTTATCTCTTGTTGCTTTTTTAACAACAGAAGCTATCTCACCTAATTCTTCAAGACAACCGGTTATGGTATAATGTATTTCTGCAATACCAGTAAGTTTAGTTATTGCTCCTGCCTCGACTTCATCTTGGTAAGAATCTATTGTAATATCTATCATTTATTTTCTTCTTTATATTCCCATTTAAAACCTGCTGAGGTTTTTCTTTTACCTACACAGCATAACCTTATATCTTCTTCTGTAAAACCTAAAGTTTCATTTACTTCTCTACAGGAATAAAATTCTTTAATAAATTCATTACTTAAAGTAAATTGTAAAACTGCCTTTGCTTTACCTGTTCTACCAGATTTTATACCCTTCTTTTTAGAAGGTATACCAACTCTACTTTTATGAAGATGTTTTCTTTCTTTACGTGTTTTTAAACCTTTTTCTATACTTTCTGCAGTAGGTTTATATGGGTTTAAAAGTTTAGTTAACTTCATCTTATCTATAGTCTCTTGAGAAATTGGTTTTCTAACTTTTGTAGATACTTTTGCAGCTTCAGACCTCTTTTTTATTATTACTTGTCTTTCTTCTTCTGTTTTACTCTCCCAATTTTCTTTAAATTTTCTTTTAGTTTCTGCAATTTGTTCAGGAGTTCTCTTTTCTCTTGCTTCTTTTATTTTTCTTTTAGTTTCTTGAGAGTGAGGAACTCCTGGTATACCTCTCCTTTTTAATCCTCTTTCTTTACTTTTTATTTTATTTTCAGGATTATTTTTATAAGACTCAAAAATTCTATCTACTATTTCTTGTAATTCCTCTTTACTTTTTTTACTTCTTGTTTCTTTTTGTTTCCTAATTTTCTCCTCAGTAATAATTTTTCCAGTATGTAACTTAGTAGTTATAATTGAAACTTTTTTTCTTATATCCTCATAAACTCTTGAGGAAATTTTATATTCTCTTTTTTGATGTTCATTTTTAGCATTACACATAGTCCAGAAAGCATAATTTATACCATTATTCTCTGGATAAATCTCAACAAGTAGCCTATGGATTAGAAAATGTTCTCTTGCGGTTAAGAAAACAAGATTTTCTTTCTTATTAGAACCTCCAAGACATTTAGGTATTATATGGTGAAGTTCAAAATATTGGTAATTTGGTTCAGAAGTTTTATAACGTCTACGACCTGAATTTTGTGCTTTTAAAATTATCTGGTCATGAATTTTTTGGTAGTTCAAATTTTAGATTCATAAAATTTACGATTTTAAATCTCTTATATAATTATAGAATTCATCTCTTGACCTATCATCATTTTCTAAAAATACTCCTGATAGTTGAGTTGTTTTCATAACTGAGTTTTGTTTTACTCCTCTATTTACACAACAACCATGAGAACCCTCAATCATAACTGCTATACCAATATTATCAATTAACTCATTTAGTTCATCATGAATTTGAGTTGTAAGTGATTCTTGAAGCTGCGGGCGTCTACTATACCATTCTACAATCCTACCAATCTTTGACAAACCAATTACCTGACCATCCTTTTTAGGGATATATGCAACATGACATTTAGAAGTAATTGTCTGATTATGGTGTGAGCATAAACTGATACTTTGGATATTTCCGCTAAATACTATACCTCGATAACCTTCATTTGGAAATTGTGTTATTTTTGGTTTTTCAGTTAATGTACCACTTACTAAATCTTCTACCCATGCTTTTGCAACCCTATAAGGTGTGTTATCAGAATTTGCATCTTTAGTCCAGTCAAAACCAAGTGAAATTAAAAAATTACCATAATGCTTTGCAGCATTTTTTATCATTTTTACTTTTTCCTTCTCAGTACGAGGAAGATTACCATTTACCTTTTGTAATAATTCTATCATTTATTTTGTATCCTCTAAGTATCTTTCTAAAATTTCACCCTGCTGTTTCGCCACATCACCTTCCCAATCTATTTCTCTAAATGCAGCCGAATGAGGATGTGGTACCACCTTTGACCAATACAAAGAAATGTTTCCAGTTTTCTTTTTTGGATCTTTCATCAATAATTCGGCTGGAGGACAAGCTGTGGCCAGTAATAAACCTGATTGGCATAATCTCACCAATTTTTCAAAGAAAACTTTCCTACTTTTATCACTTAATAAATAATGATATGTCTTCTTTACCACCCCGTCCATTTCAATTGAGTTCTCATAATTAGGTAAATGAGAATTAATGACCATTTGTGTAAGTGCATCTTCTGATAACATCTGCTCCTCTGAGAATGTTAGTTCAAGATAATTTGTTGGAAGTTTTACTACTTCTTCAGCTTCAGGCATATAACTATTTGTTTAGAAAGACAATTACAAAGTTTTGTAATTTCAATTGAGTATTCTGTTGTTGTGTTTGAGTTGTGAAAGTATAGTTCTGATAATTGAGAGTCAATATCATATACAAATTTAAAATCTATACCTATTATTTTTATAAGTCCGTTTTCTATTTTTATTTCAAATTTTTTCATAACTTATTGATTATTAAGTAACTAAACACCTCGTCTGTCACCATAGACGATTATCTGAAGACGGTCCGAGTAGTTGTATCCTTCAGTTATACATTTATTAAATAACCACTCTCGTTTTTTATTTAGTTGTTCATCAAATACCCCTTCTGGCATTAAGAAGACTTTATTATTTGGTATTTCAAGAAATTCTTGTAACTGTTTAAGTTCTTCAAATTCCTCATCAGTTGATATAACTGGTTTTACTGCCCATTCTTTACCTTTATTTATCTGGTTATTAATTAGTAAATTCATTGCAGTATAGTTAGTCCTATACTTCTCATGCTGGTCAATTAATTTCTGAGTAACAGTTTGACCAGTATATGTATTAACATCATTCAGTTTTGGAACTGAATTTTTAAGTTTTGGTGAAAGTGATAAAAAGTCACATTCTGTTTCTACATATTCTGACCCTTCAGTTTCAATAGTAACCCAGTGGTTGTATTTATGTGCAAGGTCTACTAACTCAGGGAGAAGGCTTTTGTGCATTGTTGGTCCTCCCCCTGTTATCATTGTGAAACTAATCTGAGGGTTAAGTATATAAAAATTTTCTATATCCTTTAACGTAAATTTCCCTTTTTCTGGTGCCCATGAATTAAATGAAGTATCACAAAATGACTCTCCAAACTGGCACCTTAATCTACAACCTACAAGACGTATTAATATGTGAGGTCTTCCTGTATAAATTCCCTCCCCTTGCAAACAGCTGTAGAGTTCGTTAACTGGTATTATTTTTTCAATCATTTGAAACAATTTTTAAAAACCCCCTTATTAAAATCACCTATTAACTTTACCACTGTTTCAAATTCGTATTTAAAACCTGTATCTTTTACTTTAAATAAAAATTGAAGTTGGTCATTTACACAAAAATTTCCTAAATCCATTCCGTCTTCAAGTATTACTGAAACGGAATCAAGTCCTTTATAATCGGGATCTGGTAGTATTTCATAAACTATTCCTAATAAATTATCAGGGTTAAATTTATGGTCAACTTCGCAGATAGTACCGATGTTCAGATTCATGCTGAGTATATTGATTGGCTTTTTGGTGTTTCAAAAAATACTACTTGTGATACCTTTATATTAATTTTCTCCATTTTTTCCTGAACTATGTCAAGTAGCCATTTTGAAAGGTTTTCTGATGTTGGTATAAAATCTACAAGTACCATCCCTTCATATTTTTCTTGAAGACAAGTTGGTAAATCACTATATACAGATTCTTCAATTGTGTAAAATTTTGTAGAAGATTTGTAATTATACTTTAATCTGTAATAATCTACTATCCATTCATTATGGATATGGGGTATCTCAAATGGTAATAACGGATCATTTATATCCATTATCATTTTGTGGTCTAACACATCATCTACCCACTTTTTAAACCAATTTAGGTGTTTAAAGTCAGTAACCATTCCATCTTTTAAGTTACTACTTTCAAGAAAAACAATCAGTTTACCCTGGTGCCCGTGAATATGGCGACATTTAAGTTTATCATCAAGTGAGAACTCTGTATTAAGTTCCTGAGACCAAACTCTATGACCGTAGCAGAAATCGAATTGTTTTCCTATGTTCCACTTACTCATAATACAATTTGGGGTTTACAACAATCAGAATTTAACTTTTCGTTTACTTTATCAATTGAATCTTGATTAGTAACTTTTATTAGGTGTAATTTTCTATAACTAATAAGTTCACCGTATTCCTTATATACAGAATCCTGATAATGTTTTACATCATTATAATTTTTAAATCTTTTTGCAAAATTAATAGCATCAAGTTTATCATTTTTTCCTTCTCCAAAAATTTTTTCTTGATAACAAACATTTGGTGAACTTATCTCACTTGAAATATCAAAAGTTTCATTTAGATTATCCCAGTTATAACCATCAGTAATTGTATATTGAACATAGTAAGTATTATATTCTGGTAAAAAACAATTAATTCTAACATGAAAAATAGGTTTAATTATACCTATTTTTTCTAAGGGTTTTTCAAAATATTGACAAGAGAAACAACTACAGATAAGTAGTAGTATTACGATTTTTTTCATACTGTAAATTTAGTATAACTATTCCTGGATAAAGAATTTATTTTTGATTAAGTGAGATCTCATCACTTTCTGTAGTTGTAAAAGTCTCTTGGCACTTTTTACAAACATAAAACCACCATTTTAAAATTTTTCCTCTACTTTTTAAATCTCTCTCTTCAAGTTCTACTGACTTTGAGGAACAAAAAGGACACTGTACTATTTCAACTGGGTTTATCATGATTTAAATCTTTCTAAATATTCTGCAGGCATTTCACAAGATGAACCTGTACACGAAGCAGACCCCATTGTGTCCACGTCTGTATAGGTAGGTTTTAAGTTTGCTTTTGAGAAGTCAATCGGTTTTAGTTCCCTATTTATTTCCACCCATTTATGGTATAAATAAACGTCTTTCAAGCAATATGACATTTGAAGTACATCATTTTTAAAGTATCTCTTTGCAAATTGTTTTGCTCGCCTTAACCAATCTTTCTTTAATAGTACTTCACGTTTGGTTCCTTCAAGTTTTGTGGTTCTGTTTACAACGTAATTGGTTGCTATCCATAAATCATCAAAGTCATAAAGTGCATCTGTTATTAACCCTGCTGCAAAAATTGAGGCATCACCATACTTTGTAAGTATTTTTTCAGGAGTTAATACTGAGGTGAATGGTGCCTGTTTATAATCTTTATCACCAAATTTTCCTAAAAATGATACCCCTGTATAGAATTGTTTATTTTCATATACATAATCTCGTACCTCATCCCAATTTTCAACCTCTACAGTATTTGAAACAGAATGTCTAAGAAATGGTTTTACACATGCTTCAACTCGAGTTCCATACTCTACCCAATTTTGTTGAATTTTTTTAACTATCTCAAGTTGTTTTATCCCTACTAAATCTTTTTTAAATATTGACCCTTTTTTAGAAGTAACAGGTATATAAACTACATAATCAGATTTTGTAGACGACCATACAGATTCTTCAATTAGAAACGGATACTGTTCATTTAGTATTTTACCAATTTCTGACTCTTTATTAATTTGCATTAATCTAAAATAATCCTCATCATGTTCACCATGACAACCAGATGCAGTTTCAAGTAGTACACTGGTATTACCCTCGGGTTTGACGGTTGTACCTCTTGCTGTTGGGTTTATACCAATTATTTTTGCTACTTCCTCATTTATTTTTAAAACAAGTTTTGCACCATCCTGCATATTTTTTTCATCAAGCAATATTTCTGGATTATTCATCCACCCGGTTATTGAACAACCCAATAATGCTTCCCTATCAAATATTTCTTTTGTAGTACTAGATACATATTTAAAATCTGTATAAGCTGCCTGAAGTGTACCAAGTACAGCCATTCCTGTACAGGCTTGTAATAATTTTTCTCTACTTGTTAATTTACTACCATTTGCTGATGAAAGGTTACATCCTTCCCATCCACTCAGACCATCTTTTGTCTGTGGATACAGATTTATTTCACAACAAGGGTTAGTCCCCTGGTCTAAATCATTAACAAAGTAGAAACCTGGTTCACCAAAATCTTTTATACAACTAAATATTTTATCAAATTCTTCTTTAGTTGTCTCTTCTCTTATTAATACTACTGAATTATTAGATCTTGCACGTTGTTTATTAACTCCTCCTTGTGGGTTATAATTTGGATAAGTTTTTGCACTCATCATTTTATTATCTTCTTTAGAAAAAAGACAAATAGAAGCTGAGTTATGAGAAACCGACTCAAGTCCTGACTCACTTTTTGCATTAAAACAATGTATATCTTTTACTTCAATATCATAAGTATCTTCTTCAACTAAATATTCTACACCTTTTAATGGTATAAGTTCAAAATCTTCTAATTTAAACATTAAATGTCTCCTTAATTTTATTTTCCAATTGTTTAATATCTTTAAGTTCAGTACACCAAACTACTAATACTTTATACCCTTGTTCTATAGCTACATTTAGTTTAATTTGGTCCTTTTCCCATAAATCTTTAACCATAAAACTTGTTCCTCCAGGAAAGTCTATAACTTCAATAGGGTTTTTATACTGTTCAGGATTTGCATGCCAAAAACTACCATTAAATTCAACTAAAATCTTACCAACTTTGCAATCATAGAAATAATGAGTTTTATTTTTCTTTAATGGAAACTCATATTCATCTATGACAACCCCTAACTTTTCCATTAAAGAAAATAATTGTATTGATTGTTTAGACTTACTACCAGTTAGCATACCTTTTATTCTTAACTTTTTTGAAGCCAAGTATTTATTTAAACCTTCTTCTTCACCATGTAGTCTAATACTATTTTCTAAAGTAGGAGATGATTTTAAATTCTTTTCTTTAAATTTTTTCTCACCTAATTCTTCACCAAATTTTTTAATATAATTTTCTAAAGTATTCCCTTTAGCTTTATTATTAGTAAGGTATTTTTCTCTTCCTATTTCTTCACCATACCTTTCTGTATAATATTCTAGATTAAATTTAGTATCTTTAAAATATGTAGATTGTTTCTCTTTTGGGCACCATCCTACTAACCCATCTTCACCATATTTTTCTTTTCTGGTTTCATTAGTTTTTTTATTAATTTCTTTATTTTGTTGAGGGTTTTCAACACCATATCTTTCTAAATTAATTTTCTTTATTTGTTCTTGTACTATTTCAGAAGAAAAAGAATTTTCAACACCATATTTTTCTAACATTTTTTGTTTATACCCTTCTTTAAACTTCTCTGTTTTAAAAATACAACTTACTCTATTTCTTTCAAGAAAGAGGTCTTTATATTCTTTAGTATCTCTATATACTTTACGACAAGTCATTGAACAAGTAAAAGCTACTGTTTCTAAATTAGAATCTATTTCTGACCTATATATTTTTAAAGTGTTAGTACAACTTATACATTTAACTATAAAACAAACATCATTCTTTCTCTCTATTATAATATTTTTCATTTTTTCTCTTTTAAAAATGAAAAATTTTGTAAATCTTTAGAAATTTCTAAAGCTGTCTCCCATATAACTTCTTTATTTTTTAAACTATAAACTAACCATTTATGATTTTCAGTTGAGGTATGATAACCAGTTTCAGTTATAAGTTTTATTAACTTCTGCTTACCTTGTATAAAAAGATTTTCTATTAAGTGTTCTTCACCTTTAAATAAAACTTTATCTTCACCACTTTTAATATCTTTTATATTCTTCCACCCAGTAGTAGTTTCAACTTCGTAAGAACCTGGTAAACACCTCCTAACCCCACCGCTGAGTACAGCATCTGCCATGTGGCAAACTATATCATAACAATCTTCAGTTTCAAGTCTATTTCTGTTATCTTTTAGTGCTTTATTTAATAATTCCTCAGCTCTTTCAATTGATTGTTTAAGTCCATCTGGTCCTGGTGCTTTAAACCCTCCACTTATCATTGCACCTTTTGGACGAATTAATGAGTAGTCAAAATAAACTGTAAAATTTTGGAATTCAGGAAATGGTACTTCTCCTTGAAAAAATGAAGACATTAATACTCCAAACGCATCTGCCCAACCCTCAATTGAGTCTTGTACTACAAATGTTTTAGTACCATCATTTCTATTTGTTATATTAGGTAGTTTATTTACGTGCCTATATTGTACAGAATATCCAACTCCACATCCACTCATTAAAAAATACATTGCTTCTTGGAAGAATTCTGTTCTATCACAATAAGAAAAAATGCAATTAAACATTTTTGCATTGTGCTTCATAATCGGTTCACCACCGAACTGTAAAGCCCTTTGAGAGCCTATAATTACTTTGTCAAGATAAAGTTGTTCAGTTAAGTTAAATAACTCATTAAATCTTTCGTTTTTAAATGCTTCTTGAAACTTTGGGTGGTTTCTGTGCATGTTCATTACACGCTTAACGCTGTCTTCCCAGGTTTCTACAGCTTGTTTTTCTTCGTTATATTTTGCATAATCTAAATAGTACTTAATATCACTGGCTAATTTTGTGCCTTTCATATATATTTGTTAGTTAACAACTTTTTTGGATTGTAAATATAAGGTTTTTATTCCTGATCTGAAAACGGAGTTGTAGTTCTCAATTATTATAATATAGTTAGAATTGTATCGTTTGTGGTATGGATAACCTGCTTGTGCTTGTAATTATCTGTTACCACTTTTCCTTTTATAAAGCATATTGAGCCTATGTTTTCTTTGAGTTCTTTATAAAACTGTTCATAACTTTCGTTCCACATTGTTATATAAGTAGTTACAAAGTTTTCTTCAAGTGCAATTTGACAGAATGGTCCCCTTTTAGATTTTCTTTCTATTATTTCTTTAATACACCCCCCAACTATTACTTCTTTATCTTGAAGTTTTGTATTTTCTTGAAGAGTATCCCCTGAGATATATTGAGTAACAAACTTCTTAAATTCTGATGTTTTTAGTACAGAAAAAAAGTTTATGAACCCGAAGCCTGTAAGTTCACGCTGCCTTATTATCCACTTATATTCAGGCCACCTTCTATATTCTTCAAGTTCTGGTAACAGTTTTTTATTATTACTCTGCTCATAGTATTGAACTAATAATTTATATCTATCTCGTATATCAACTATTTTTTCAATTTCATCAAAGGCGCCTGCAAAAATTAAGTTTTCTACAGAACGTTTATTTACTTTACGCTTTTCTACTCTCTCTACAAATTCTTCCAATGAGAAATATTCTCCATCTTCAGATCTCCATAATACCACTTCCTCTACTGCAATTTTCCCTACCCATTTTATTGAGTTTAATGACCAATATATTTTTTGTGTATTAACATCTGGGTAAAAAGAATCTTTTGACTTGTTTATATCAACTGGTGCAACTGTTACTATTCCTAGTTTTTCAATCTCTGCAATTTTTTGAATTAACTCATCTGATTCTGAAAATTCAAGTGCAGTTGTCCAAAATTCAAGTGGATAATTATATTTGTACCATTGAGAGAAGTAACCAAGTAGTGAGTAACAGACAGAATGCGATTTATTATAAGTATAGCAGCCAAATCCACATAACTTCTCCCAAATTGTATTTGCCTCATCTTCAGGACAATTATTCTTCAAACAACCACTTATAAATTGATCTTCATATTTTTTAAGTGCTGCAGGAGATTGCAAAACCATTGCCTTCCTTATACTATCTGCTTCGGTTAATGTAAAACCACCTAATATTGTAGTAATAGACATAATCTGCTCCTGATAAATAGGAAACCCATAAGTTTCTTTGGTAAGGTCCTCAAGCATATAGTCATACTTAATTTCTTTCTCACCTTTCTTTACCTTAATCAGGTCAATATGAGCATTCATAGAAATTGGACCTGGACGATAAACCGCTGCAATTAATGAAAGTTCTGAGACATTTGAAGGCTGAAAATCTTTACAGTACTGTATTAATCCTGAGGAAGTGAATTGGAATACATCTTGATTTAACCCTTCCTTAAACAGGTCGAAAACACCTTCATTCTCAAGGTCAATATCATCATAAGTCAATTTTTTACCTGTATGAAGTTCTATTAACTCGTTCATACGTTGGAATTTGTCAAGTTGCTGCAGACCTAATATATCGAATTTTAAGAACCCCATCTTTGAAATTCCATATACATTCCATTCACTTACTATTTGTCCATCAACTTTTTTAACAGGCATCCAGGTGGAGATATCTTTATAATATCCTTCTTTAGTTTCTTTTGGTGTTATTATTGTCCCTGAGGCGTGAATTGAAGCAGTTGAAGGACCGTTTAAGATTAATGGTAGTTTTTCAATGATGTGAGGATAATTTTGTATGAACTCTCTCAACATTGGTACATCCTTTGCATTTTTAAAGAGTTCTGTATAATCTCCTTTTGCATCAATTACAGAAGTTATGATATTAGATTTTTTTGTTTCTATACCATATCCTCTATTAAGTGCTTTTACCGCTGCCTTTATTTTAAAAGCGTTATATGAACCCATTCCAGTAACAAAGTCAAGACCATACTTGTCTCTCATGTACTGTTCTGCAATTGGTTTCATTTTAGTCCCGAAATCTGTATCGACTCTTTTTGGCCCGAAGGCCGTTCAAATATCCGGGAGCGATGATGCAACCACCTTCTCCCGGATATTTGAAGTTATTTTTTTAATAATCATTTAATTTAATTTATATCCTAAAATTAATATTTATCTATTCTACTATCTTATTTAGTTCAAAATAAGTTCATCACCCTCAGCCAAATCTTTTGCAAGAATATCAACAAATTTACCTTCTCGTTTTACTTCAACCATAGAATCTTCGTCAAATTCCTTTACCGTATCATCTTCCATTGTAAGAAAATAATGTTGGTACTTAACATCTTTGAAACGACCATCATTTAAGAAACGCTCAAATAGTAACCCATACTTAACGGGATCTACGCCAGTGAGGTTGGTGACGTATGAGAGTAATGCCCCTGCGGCTGAGCCTCTGCCTAATCCTATCAATGCCCCCTGTTCCCTACAATGTCTTAATACATCCGCCAATATCAAAAAGTAATCCTGAAAACCCCCTTTATTTATTGTTTCAAGTTCAGTTTCAAGACGCTCATAATAAATAGACTCATCAGGTACTTTTCCTATTATATATTTTTCAAAACCTTTTTCTATCAAGTCATAGAACAAATCCTCAGTTGTTGCATATTTAGCTTCCTCCTCCTCTGTCATTATATATTTTGGAAGAAAAAGGTTACCTGTACGGATTTTAAACGTACATAATTCACCTACAGACTTTGCGTTATCAAGCGCTTCATAAAATATCTCATACTGCCTATCATCTTCGGATTTGAAGAGGCTACTCATTTGTGTATATATTTCCTCACCTGATTTAAACCATTGATCAGATGATTGTGGTTTAAATCCTACCCCTACAATTTTATTTAGAATTTTTTTGACTTCGTGGTCTGAGGCATCAAGGTAGTAGGCATCTTGAATGAGTATAGGACGTATTTTTGATTTATAATTTTCAAAGTAGTCCTTAATATTTTCTAACCATTTTGTATCTCTGTCATTTGAGGACCATTCTGTAAAATCAAGTTGGTAGTATAAATGTTCAAACGCTGAATATTTTTTAAGAAGAACATCTGTTAAAACTGTTTCTGGTGTAAGTACACATACAAGTCCCCTTACGTATTTTTTTAGTTCTTCAAACGGTATTACTTTGTCTATAATTGTATCGCCGTTACAATTGATATAATTAGATATTTTGAGTAAATTATCCCACCCCCTGTCATTTATAACATAAAGTTTTATAGAATATCTAGTCTCATTTTCAAGTACTGTAACTGTTTCTCCAATTATTGGTTTAATATCGTTCTCTTCACAAGTTCCTTGAAATGATAGTGTTCCTCCAAGTGTGTTTTCTTCACAAATTGCTAATGTTTTATATCCTAAAAATTTTGCTTTTTTACACCATTCAGGATAATCTTTTGACCCGTTACCTAATTCATAGCCTCCATGTATTCCTAAAAATGGAAAATCAAAGGTAAGTTCATCTGAACATTTACCTATATGTTTAAAAAGATCAAATTTTGGTTCAAAAGGATCACAATAATAGTAATGAGACCCAAATTGAAAGACAACTTTTTGTATATTATTATCTCTTATGAATTCTATTTCTTCAGATGTATAATAAAATTCAAAGTTTCTATCAACTAATAGTTCACGTTCAGTTCCATCTATTTCTACAGTTTTTGGATAAATTACTTTGTATAAAATTTTGTCAAGATAAAATAAATCATAATCTATAAAATCTACATCAAGACGGTTTTCTTTAATCCAATCTTCAAGTGATACTAATTCCATAAACCTATCACATTTCCTATTTCATCAACCATTTCTGTTAATTCCTCTATTGTCCCTGAGTTATCAATTGTAAAGTCAAAGCCTTCATAATCATCAAGTTCAGTTTCAGATTCATGGTCAATTATATTTGCCCGATCTGAATTTATTCGTATTAATATTCCACCTTCGGCCTTACCTCTTTCTGCCTCATTTAAATACCTTAAATCACTAACAATTATATTAGATGAATTTGTTGCAAAAGTTGGTAATACTTCTTGTAAAAATCCTTTTGATTTGTTCTTACTTTTTTTAGGTTTAAAAAATGGTTTTTCTTGTATATCTACAAAAAGTGCATTTACCCAAACGTCTTTATGCAGGTTTTCTCGCATTCCATGACCCATACGTATTAATCCTTCTCGTACTGTCATTCTTTTTGTTTTACCATTTTCATCAGTATAGTTCCAGTCTTCTGGTAAATAACCTGCTTTTACAGATTGCTTTTCAAGATCTTCAACTGAAATTCCGGTAAGTGTTGAGAAAGATAGTTTTAATTTGTAGGCAAATTTTTTGTTTTCCCATGTAATTGTTGATTTCTCAAATGACATTCTTTGGAAAATTTTGGCGAATGTATCTTTACCGACAAAGCTTTTCCCACTCAAAAGTATTAGATTACTCATATGTTAATACTGACTTTATATTTTTAGTTCTTTGTTTTACTCTTTTATAAATTTCTTCCCAAGGAGGCAATTCAAATAAACACTTATCATCTATATAAAGGTCTGCGAGTATTTTACGAGTATTGCCTTTAAAAAGTTTTAAGAAATAAGGGTGATGTTTATTTATACAATGAAATTTAACTCCTTCTTTTCTCAAAAAATTAGCTGCATTTTGTTTCTCATCTTTTGACCTACAAGTCCATATTATTATATAATAACCTTCATCATAAAGACGGTTTATATATTCTTTAGCATTTTCCTTTAAACTATGAATTACAGGATAGTTAGAGTTTACTATTGTTTCATCAAAATCTATAGACAGTACAGAACAATAATTTCTATGAAAATTCATTAAAAAAAATTAGGATAACATTTTTATTTGTTATCCTAAAAATAGGTAGAAAGAAACTATAAAAAGAAAAAGATTTATATTATCCGTGTCACCACCTCAATAGGTAACTTTAGAAACTCTCCAGATGTATCACATTTAAGTTCAATTGTCTTTGGTTCAAGGGTTAAATTGAGTGGTTTTGTAATAACTCCTATTAATGACTGACCATAATATTCATAGCGTACTGTTGTACCCTTGTAGTAATAGTAAAAAAGATCCCAATCCTGCATAGAAAGACGCTGAGTTTCATCTTTATACATAAAGTTAGGATATGAGGTATCTTTGTAAATTCTTGATTTTAAAACAAGGAAAAGATCTTCATCATCAAAAATTGTTGGGAGTTTATTCCGTTCTGCTATATTCTCTATAGTTTTACGTTTACCTTCAAGTACCCGTTTCCAGTAATTCTTATCACCCTCTTTTTTATATATTTTTGTACGTAGTTCACAGCAAATCCATTCTAGTTGTAGAATTTCAAAGTACTGATATATTCCTATTTGGCGAGACTTTTCTTTTTTAGATGATTCCAATTCTGTTCTATTAATTTTATAAAAATATTGATAAGTTTTCTTAGAAAAGAAACTACTCTAACTGCAAGACTGGTAATTTTGAAGACAGGAAAGAAGAACATGATTGTAAGTTTAATATCACATCTTCTATATCTTCAAGTTCAAAGTCACCTGGGTCCTTAGATTCATGAAAACCTATATTTATAGACTTAAAGTCATAACGTATATCATTTATATTACTAATAATTTGTTTGACTACATCATAATCATAAAGCAATATCAGATCTTCTATTTTCTTTTTCTTCAACAGACTTTTTTGGTCAGTTGATAAATGACATTTAAAAGACGCTACACATTTAATTTCTTCAGACTCGTGCAAGTCAAGTAACTTATCTACCCTAAATTTGTCAAACATCCCTTCAACCAGTATTACAGTTTTAGTACCTTTCGTTATTTCATCGTATCCAAAAAGTAATGAGGAGAAGTCTGTACCTGGTGAGTTACTATATCGTTTTATAAATTTTCCTACTCCTGTTTCCTTAAAGATATTATTATTTGTATCAATTTTTTCCTTGTTCCATATATGTCTTGCAATGTACCCTTTTGTCTCATTATGTTGTTTTACTAAAAATATTATATAATTATTCTTTAGTTTTGGATCAAGTTTTGTAGTTCCAACAATATACTTATCATAGTAATCAAATTGGCGTTCTTGTAAGTATGGATGAGATTCAATTCTTTTAAAACCTATTGGTGGAGATACGTTGGGGATTAAGTTCTCTTCAGTTTTTTCTACTGTTTTCTCAATTAAATTTTCTAACCTAACACGTTGTACAATCTTTGAGTAATCTTTCTCAGAACTCAGTAAATCGGTTCTACCGAGTTCCTTTAGTAAACTATATATATTACCTTCCCAGCCACATGCTCTTTTTCTATAACAATTACAAGGATGGTTTTCTATATCAATAGCAATACCAAATTCTGATTGACCACATTTTGGACAAGGACAAATTAGGTTTATACCTTTTTTATCTATTCTTGAGGTGGTAAAAAGTGAGGCGAGGATTTGGAGTGAGAGTTTCAATGTTTGGTTGATAATTACTAATTATTTACTATATGGTTGATAATCTGGATTAGACCTACATAGTTTCTGATGCCTATCAAAATTACTACAACTAAAAATACCATTACAGAATTCACAAACCTTTGTCTTAGTTTTATATATTCTTACTTCTTTACTTTTTCTTAAACAATATTCTGTATGTCTATCAAAAGTACCTTTTTTCTTAATATTTTTACCACATATTTCACAAGTAAAAACTGGAAATAAAAGTGCAGCTTCCTTATACTTTTGTATTCTTAATTCTAAAAGTTCAGGGTTATTTTTGTAAAACTCATTTAATTTTTTCTTTGCTTTTTTTAGAATTTCAGGGTTTTCTAGAAAAAGTTTTTTTCTATGTTCACCTTGTTTTTTACCTTCTTCGGGGTTATCTACAAAAAATTTCTTTTTTTGTTTACTTCTGGGTTATTTTCCCAAAAATCATTAATTGCCTTTTTATGTTTTTCTTTAAATTCAGGATCTTCAAATTTTTTCTTAGCTGAGTCACTTTTCTTCTTAATATGGTCAGGATACTTACATTTTTCTTTTGATTTTTCCCCTACTTTTACCCTTCCTTCTGGATTATCAATATAATACTGTGAAATTTTTATACCATTTTCTTTTGAAAACTCAGGGTTATCTTTTAAAAATTGTTTTCTTTGGTCACTTTTCTCTTTTAAAAATTCAGGATTATTTTCATAAAATTGGATATGACTTAAACTAAGTTTTTCAAGTGTCTCTTCAACAACATTATAATCTCTACAACCCCCAGATGTTTTATTATAACCAATTAAGGGGTTATTTGCATCAAAAACTTTTACCCAATATTTTTCTTGTTTACTTAAATCTTCTCTATTACAAAATTCTAAAGTTTCACAATAGAAGTTGTGTTTACCGAACTCTTTTATTGCCTCACGTAATGCGTTACCTGAGCCTATATATTTATCATTTAAGTTATCTGTACGGTGTTGACCAATATAAATTTTACTATCTACTTTATTAGTAGTTTTATAAATAAGATTATGTTTATGTATTTTCATTTATCCGAATAATTCTTTTGTTCTCGCTGCGTCAAAAAATCTGCTGTTACGAAGTGAGGAACAGATAGTCCAAGGTTCACTTGGTGCAAAATGTTTCCTAAACTTATCTGCATATATTCTTACTACCCCCTCTTCTCGCTCGTCGTCCGAAGAATTTAAAGTCAAAAATGCTGAAAATCCGTTAAGAATTGCCTTAAATTCCGCAATATGGTGCCTTGTTAATACTTTTGCAGGATTATTATAAAAGTCAGGAGCTATGTCATTTGCCTGGACCGCCGTAGCTACACCGCAGTGAAATTCGGTTGAAATATTTACTATCTTGTTTCCTAAATCCGCCCTCCGTCTTCTCTCTGACCCATCATCTTTACCATAACTTCCTTTAACTGTAAATATTTCTAAATAATCAAATATAACAAGGTCAATTTTACCATAAATAGACTCAATATCAACCAAGACATCCCGACATTCCTGCATTGTCATCTGGTCAAATTGCTCTTTTGCATATGTAAATATTTCTCCACCTCCAACTAATACATCTCGTTGGAATTTTTCTATACCCTTTCTTTTTGACTCAGGTAATACCCCAAGTTCTATATCTTCAAGATCAATAGATGTCCAGGCAGAATCATATAATTCTTTTACTTCTTTTTTGGTTCCTTCTGCCTGAAAATGAACTACTTTTTTACCAAGTCTTGCATTTGCAAGTCCTATCCATTTTAAATAAGTTGATTTACCACCCCCTGACCTTGCTAAGATACAAATTGCAGTCCCATATTCAAAACCACCTCTTGTGGCATCGTCTATCCCAGGTATCCCGTAAGTACATTTTTCTGTTAAAACACTGTGATCTGCATTTTTTGACCTTTCTTGGTGGCGAGTTTCAAAATCATGGAAGATACGGTCATAATATGTTTCTTTGAGTGAGAACTCATTTATTGAAGTGGATTCTTGTGCTAATAGTTGGTAGGCTTCATCATGTTTACCTAAATTGAATAATTCTCCTAATGATGAGTAAAGTATTCGGAATTTTTTTTCTTTTATAAAATCTTGAAGTGAAGTAAGAAGATGTTCATGGTTGGTTTCTCTTACTTTTTTAATTTGGGAGAGGAGGGAAATGAATTTTTCATCTTTGGCAAAGGTTTGAGAAAGTATACCAAAAGTTGGTAAAACAGAACTATCCAGATCATTGAGTTCAAAAACATATCGAAAAAACTTTTTCTGAGTTTCATTTTCAAGATATTGGTATTTTAGATGGGATTTACAAATCTCCAGTATTTTTTGAGATTGTAAACAGGACTTGGAAAGTTCAAGAACGAAGTCTTGTGTTAGAGTATTAGCCAATTTTTACGATTTTTATTTTAATAAGTTTTCTAGTACCTTGTACATCATAGACCTTAGTGCCTTTAATAAATTAAAGTCACTGAGTTTGTTATTATGTAGTTTCGGTGCAATCTTTATAGTATTTACAGAATAATTTTCTTTCTTTTTATATATATACTTTTCAATATATATAAGTCCTGCATATTTTGGTACCTCTTCTTTTTTTATTAGATCACGTTCACATACGAAGTAAAAGTAATTAGGTATTAATTTACCCTTTTCAATTAAATCATGCTTTTGCTTCTTATGTACAAATTCAGACAGATAATCAGTTTTTGAGCGTTTTATCTCATATTCAGATACATAATTTGCCTTTGTAATTCCTAAAAAGTCGGCCTCGAATCTAAAGCAGTAACTATTTAGAATAAAGTATTTTACACCTTTAACTCTTAAATCATGATATAGTGCGTGTTGTAATTCTTTAACAGATAGTGACAAGTTTGTTATCTTTAAATACTTTCAAAATCTCAAATTTTTTCTCATACCATTCAAGTGCAGTTCTAACCGCAAGGTCATACATTTCACTTTCAAATGGTGAAACTGAAAATGATGATATATCTACATTTTTACGTTCTTTAATATACTTGATTATCAAATTCCCACCATCCTGCATTGAGAACTGACCTGTAATTAACTTATTAAGTAGACTAATTATTTCTTCTCTCTTCATTTATATCCTCTTTCTGTATAAATTTTTGGATAACTTGCCTTTAAAATACTCTTACAATCGACTTTATATTTACACTTCATGCAAATCAAGTTATGGTGGTTATAAAGTGTTGTAAAGTTAAGGCAATCATTAAAACCTCTATCTGTTCCGTAGTGTAGTAATTTAATAGGGGTTTCATCAATTTCTTTTTTAGGACCTTCAAAAAGTTTTTTATAACCAACTTTTGAAATTCCATACTTTTCAAATATTTCAGATCTTTCAATTGCCCAATCAAAATCTTGATTTCTATCTCTATACCTTTTATATGCTTTAGGTCCTATAATATAACTTAACCCAATTCTTGATGAGAAAGTTGTCTTTATTTCAAGTTCACATTTGTCCCAGTAACTAAATTGGAATACAAAGTAATTAAATACCCAGTTATTACCTATGACTGTATTTTTGTTATCTTTCTTTACAGTACTTATAAACTTTTCTATTTGTTTAGTTGCACTCAGTGATGGTTTGAATATATACTTCTCATTTTTATAATACTGCTTGTAAAAGTACTGGTAAGTAGGTATTATTTTCATCTCTTAAAATTAATGAGAAGATAGTAATATAAAGAAAATATTTTACCAGTTTACAGAAAGCGTAAATTGTGCAGCTTTATCACTTGCATTGTAGGCATTAATTATATCTGCAACTGGTTGGCAACAAGAGTTATCATTGCAGTTAGAGTTATTTGTAGCGAAGTTTGGAACATTACTCTGATTTATTTTTCTAAGTATAAAAAGACCAAGAGATGCACCTGCTGCAAGTGGGGTCGAATAAACTAATGGGCTACTTGAGGTATAATCTGCAAAATCTGCATAGTAAGGTAATGAGGTATCAGAAGAAAGTCGTTCAAAATTTAAATTTCCACAACTATCTACAAAAGGTAGAACAACTGCAAGTTGAATATCAATATATGGATTTGTAGGTAAAATTGGATAAATTGTTATACCTGTTATTGTTGAACTTGTTATATTTGTTAATGCAAGTATTCGGATTACACTATAGTCATTATCTATATCACTTTTTGTAAGTGTACTATATAAATTATTTAGTTGACTATTAGGTACAATTGAAGAAGATATAAATCCTCCTAATGATTTTTCTGGTAATTTTTGAATTCCGAGTGGTTGGTCAGAACCTGTATAGAATAGTAGCATAATTAGTAAAGTTTTTGTATATAGAGAGCTGTATAGTATGGAGGTCTATTTTCATGACCATTAGATGGTGAAGTTGAATTAACTCCTATACCCATTTTCCCACTAGCGGAACTTGCTATTTCTATATATGCTTGAGCAGTTGTACCAGGACCTGAGGCAAATTCTGCAACTGTTAATAAGGGGGGTATTTCATCAGCTGTTAATACAACCTTTTTAGAACCACCCTGATTACCAACCATTGCATATTCTGGGTCAGTTGAGTCATAGTTAACAATAAATAAGTGCCTTAAATCATCTGTACCATTTCTACCATCAGAAATAGAATAACCATATAAGCCTTTAACATTTCCTAACCCCGAAGAATTAAAGGATGTAAGTGAATTAATTTTAGTTAAAAATTTAGTTTCAAATGGAACCCCAAGATCATAATTTTGATAACAATTCCAAAGTGAACCATCATAAACACAATCAAATTCTATCCCTCCATCTATATTTTTCATCATATAGAGGTCACCTTGAGTAATAGTTTTTACAACTGAGGTCCCAAGTCCTGTTCCACCTACAATTTGAAGTGTATAACCACCTAAATTAAAAGATGTACAATTAAACTGGATACGGAATTCATTACCATTAATTGCCCCTGTTGAGTTTAACCTGATAACAGTATCAGCAGTTAAAGTTATATTACCAACAAGTTCAAGATAGTTTAAGTTTGTTCCTACAATTAAATCATAAAGATTTGTAGTAGGGTCAAAAGAATTAATTTTAGTTACCCCTATTAAGTCTCCTTTAAAAACTTTTTTTACAAAAGTTGAATAAGCATTAGGAGAAAGATTAACAGGAATAAAACCAGTAGTATCGCTTGCTGTATAAAGACTTACAACAGGGGAGGATATTAAATTATTAGAACCATCAAACTGATTTTCTGGATAATAACCATTAACCTGAGGAGTAGCTGTAACATTATTAGAAGGTATAGTATTGTACCCCGTATAGTCTTTTAAATTTTTATAAGCATATTTAATATTATACAAACAAGTTGAAAGGTACGCTAATACCTCACATTTTCCAAATGGTGTATTAATTGGGAAATTATAAACCTTTGTTTCACTTAATATATTATCTACCGCATTAGGAGTTAGTTTTATAGAAATTTCTTCAGAATCTGGTACAACTAATAATTGTTGGTTAATAATATTTACCGAATTTGCAGTACCTCCTGTGTAATAATTATCTATATTTAAAATATCTAGAACTAAATTAATTGCGGAACCAGAAGTAGATGAACTAACTATACGGCTATATAAACCATTTGATGTATAGACTCTCCACCCATTAAATATACCACTTGGAACTGTTGTTATATCTCTATATTTACCTCCAACTATTGGGCCTGATATGGTTAACGTATTTGTATTAGTATTTATAGACCAATTTGAAGACCTTAATCCCCAAGATATTTCAATCGTATTTTTATCTCCAGGTGAAAGTGCATTTGAATATTTTACTGCCTCAACTCCAATTAATGGATTAGCTGTTCTGTCAATATTGGTACATAACTGTGAGCCTTTTGTATCCCAATGGTTAAGACGTTTATCTTGAATAGATAAGGTTGTCCCATCTGATTTTACTCTTGCAATATAAAAAGTTATATCTTGTGAGTAACCTGAGGTTGGTGGAGTATTTAGTGTTACTTCTGGTGAAAGATATGTTAGGCAACCATCATATTGAAAGATAAGTTTATTACCACTTGGTACCGAAACTCCTGGTGTAAAGGTACCTATAATACCTAATTTTAACCCTGTTTCAACTTGAAAGGAAGTACCTGTTAATATACAGTTGTTATCATCAGTTACTGATAATATTTCATATTCAGCCGTGTTTAGTGTACTATTAAGTAGAACTATTTTAGAACTGAAATTATTTTGTCCCCCCCTTAAAATTTTTGTAAATTCTCCACCTGTACCTGTTAAATTACCGGAAGCATCAATTGAGAAAGTACCTTTTTCTTGTCCTGAATATTGGTGAGAAACCCTTACCCAGTACCAACTATTATCAGAAGGTATGGACAATTGTTGAGTTAAATTTTGATAAATAAATTGTCCCTGAGAATCAACTGCATAAAGCTGGTTAATATTAACAGTTTTAAGTGTTACTGAACCTGAGACAAGATCTGATCCTTGGGAAACTAACCCATTTTGGAAAGTTATATCTCTATTATTTTTTATTAATCCAAATGATACTGAATTCTCAAGTATATTTTTACGGAATCCTCCTGAATGTGCAAAACCAGTAGCGCTGTCTACACTTTCAAGATCTAAAAATTCTTTAAACCTTGTTAGTTCAATAGTTTCTAAAAATAAGTTTGGATTGAATTTAATTGCAGACATATTTGTAAAAATAATTATTATTTAGTTTAGTTTTTAAACTACCTCTTTTATCTGTTGTGTGTAAAAATATGAAGCATAATTTTGGTCTACATAACCATGGTTTTCATTGAAAGGTGACTTCTTTTTATACCTTAATTTATCAAAAAGAAAATCCTGACCTGTAACTCCTGCATTATGAAGAATACTGACTTCTTTTAATCTACTCATAGTATCAGTTGACATACAGAAATTCATTTTCTCACTAATTTTTACCTCATAATTAAAATACCAAGAATTATACAAAAATGACCACATTCCCGCTGTCCATTTTTGAATAGCATAATCATTCTCAAATTTTGGTACATAATTCTTTTCTTCAGTACAAAAATATTTATAAAGACTTATACTATCAATTTCTACCTTTTCCCAAAAACCTGGAACTATATTTTTAACTATGTATTGGGCACCACCGGAATTTTGTTTGTTCTTAATAGGAATGGTTCTATCTATACCTACTATTCCACACATAGAGTTATATATATTTTCTCCTTTTGAAATTACATAATCATAATTTATATAACTATTTGTATCAGAAAAGTACCAAATATTATTCTCAAGTTCTGAAAAATCGGGAGGAGAGGTAAAAACTATATCACAATCATGGCAAAAAACTGTCTTATTATGTAACTCAGGAAAAGAACTATAATGCTGTTTAATAATATTAAAATAAACAGAAGGAATATAACACTTATCAATCCTTGTATCTTTATAATAAAAGAACTTTAAAGAATATTTCTCTTCCAATTTTTTAAAAATCTCAATATTTTCAACTGAGGTAGTTTCATCAGAAAAATTATAGGCGACTAATATATCCATATCAGTAATACCTACAGATAAAAAGTTTTTAATCATTACCTCAAGTTGCCAAGAGAAATAAACTGTCCTGGGTTGTACACAAATATACTTCACTATGTATTAATCTGTATTTGTATGTTATGACCTACAGCCACATTACTAGGTAATACTAAATTATAAGTACCTGCTGTTGTAATACCTGTATGACTGTCAACAACAAGTCCATCAACTACTAAATCTAATTTGATAGTAATAGGTGGAGTATCTATTGTTACTCCAATTGTCTGAGCAATTATTGTTGAGTAGAATGATTGAGTATAATTACCATTACCTGGTGTTGGTAATGAGAATGTAGGTAACCCAGTACCGGATAATCCTGTTATGTCTGTGTTATAACTTACACTTAAAACAAAATTACCAGAAGGGGCTGCTGTAGTTGTACTTGTAGTTGTTGAAGTTGTAGTCGTGGTTGTAGTAGTTGTAGTTGTAGGTAATGGACAATCTGTTAAATCTGAAACTGGTGAAATATAATCAGGATCTGATGAAGAGTTTGTCTTTGTACTACCGGTTGAGAGACCATTATCATTTCTTATCTCAACTAATGTACTATAAATTTTATATCCAGTATTTGAACCACTCACTACTTCACAGGTTGCAGAACTTTCTTGACCAATCCAATGAGTTGAATATGACATACAAGCAGTTGGGTTTAAAGCAGGAGCAATGTAATCTGGATCTAGTGAAGAATTAGGTTTATTAACACCTGTTGGAATTTTTGTAACGCTGTTTATTTGTAACAACGTTGTAAAAGTTGAAGTACCTATATAATGGTTATGAGTATCTGAGGTAAAGGAACAACTGATACCCGACCCAATCCAAGAAAAAGTTGGAGAAACTGGAACAAAGGGTATAAGTGAACCTGTTAACAGGTTATCTCCAATATTAGTTAGCTTAATATGTGAATTATAAGGTATTAAAAAATTCTTAATATAGTTCTCAAGATCTAATAATGGTTGTACTAAAAATTGGTATTGTTGTTGAGATGAATAGGTAGGAAATAATTCTCCTGATACAAATCCATATTGGCGCCTGTTGTCCTTATAAATACAAGATATAAAATTATGTGTCTGTACAAACCCTCTTGAATAATTTGTCTTTAGTGGGAGAAGCGTAATTGAATTTATATAACAATTTCCACTTCCTGAATAAATTATCTTTGGTACAACTGTAACTGTCCCTACTCCAAATATAAGATTATTACCTGTGTTAATATTTGGAACAGAATTTGTATCAGAAGTTTTAGAAGAGTTGTAGACTATACATTTAATATGAAGATAAACATCTGATCTGAAATTTATATTTTGAAAAAAGAAGGAGGTAACAGAAGAAGTATTTTTAGCCGAAACAGAACTAACTACATTCCCTGAATAATCATAACAATCTATACCAACCGAAAAATCGCTCCCTGTTGGTTTCTTTACATAAAAATCAAGTTCATAATCAAGATTCTCATTTATCTTAATACGGTTTGAAGTAGGTAAATTACCAATAGATCCCGCCCCTGCAATTTGAAATGTATCTATAGTTCCATCCACAATTTTTGTTACGGTTCCAACGGTTGGCCAATATGATAGGTTAGTTATCTGTTCATTGGGTTCATAAATTTTATTTACATTTTCGTTTAGCGTGAGCCCTTGGTAAAGTGGTGAGGAGTTTCTGAGGTTCCATCCAAAGTGTTCTGTACGGAAAAGGTTGAAGAGGAACTCATCTGAAGATTCGTAGTCAAAGGTACGGAGTAACTCGCCGTTTACTGGTTTTGCAGTTTTAAAATTTAGGTCGGGAACTTTTTTATCAATTATTTTTATGGTACCTCTATTGTGAATTTGGTATAAATATTGGTTCATCAAAAGTAAGACATCCGAGTAGTTTGAATTTTTTCCAACTGTTATACCTCTCCCCTCTAAGAATTCAGAAACTGCGGACAATGATGTGGAAAATTGGGAGATTTTACGGGCTAAAATTACGTAGTAGGCGAAGAATTTAGCTATTGATTTAAAAAATAAAATAAAATCATCGGGCGAATTTGCCTGGTTATATCTGTCAATGAAGCGAGCAACTATATCTTCATGGAATAACTTTTCTACGACTGCGCAGTACCAATTAATTAGCTCCGTATCAAAACAATTGAAATAAGTAGAAAATACGCTATTTTTGAAATAAGGAGGGATTGGTAAAGATGTTGTTGTGTCTTGTATATCCACTTCAGATACTGAAAGTCCTGAAGGGTTAGGCCCGACTGCGGTATAATAAAACTCGGCAATGAATTCCGAATATTTCGTAATAGGAATTGCCTGAATATTTTGAAGGGTAAGAGGGATAACATCGCTAAAAATTACCCCACCGTTAAGACTATATTTGAAGGTACGCTCAAAATAATTAGTTCCAGTTTCGCCCGCAGATGTGTCTGTATAACCAACAAGAGTTAACACTCCAATACTTGGGTTTTCAGTTTTTATAATTATTGTATCGCCTTCGGTTGAGACTACGTTACCTACTATCGCCATTAATCTGTGTATAAGTTATATAATAAATCTCCTGCAGAATTTATGGTGTAGAATGAACCATCGCCTGAAGTTAATGTTTGAAATAATTGTCCTTCCTCGTCCAAAAACCAGTTTACGTTTCTGTTGTACTTTTTTAGTCCAAATACCAGGTCTGCTTGGTTTACAACTAGTTTGTCAAGTACAAAGTTTATGTCTGATAGGGTTGCAAAAAAGGTGTCTGGTAAACAGTTTTCATTTAAGAAATAGATATGTTGTAATTCTGCAGTTGAATTTTGGAAGTATGAATTCTTACTGTAGGTGGTTATTAATTTTTGTTGCATTAGGCGGCGATTTGGGGGTTAAGTAGTTTGGCTTCACGGTTTTTACGTGTAGTTTCAAGCATTTTATTAATATGTTCAGTTTTTTCTTCAGGAGATTTTAAAGTCCAAGTTAATTTTTGTTTATCACTTGTCTTTTTCTTGTCTTCTTCTGTTCTAATTTTTACAGGGTAAAGTTCAGGATTCTGTTCTCTTAATAACTTATTTCTCTCTTTAGTTTCTTTTCTCTTTTTTAAAGTTTCTTCTTTTTGCTCAGGAGTTTTTGAAGTTTTAGTTAATGATATTTTCTTATACATTAACTCTTGTTCCCTCTTCCAAATTTCCATTAACTCAGGGTTACTTTCTCGTTCTAATTTTTTCTGTTCTGTCTTTTCTCTTTTAGCTTCAATTGCATTATTTTTTAGTACTTCTTTTTCTTGTTCAGTTAAAGAATTATAGTATTTTTTGTAGTTATTACTACACATTAACTTTATCTTATCTTTTTCTTCTGTAGTTCTATTACTTATTGTTTTCTTCCTAGATATTTGGATTTTTTTATATTGCTCAATTTTTTCTTCAATTGGTTTTAATTTACATGCTAATTTCATAGCTTCAGATTTTTGTTTTTTTGTTTTCTCCTTTACTTCAGGATCTTTATTTTTCCAAGTTTCCTTTCTCTTACTTTTAGTTTTTTCTTGTTCTTCTTTAGTACGTTTAGATTTAGTTAATTTTTCTTTTTCTAATCTTTTTTGTTCAGTTTCTGTAGTTTTATTTTTTTGTATTTCTTTACATTTATTGGAAAATTCTAGTTTTTCTTCTTCAGTTTTACTTTTCCAACGAGAACTTATTTTTTCAGATATTTCTCTTTTCTCTTCTTCAGTCCTTAATGATTGAGAAAGTTTTATCTTATCTTTTCTCGCTTGTTTTTCTTCTTCACTTTTTAAAGAATTTGTTAATTTTATCTTTTTGTATCTTTCCTCCTTAAATCCTGGTTTATTTAAAAATATAACTAAGTTTTCTCTTGATTCTTGAAAAGCTCTTGAAGATACTATATGAGTTCTATTAAATTTTTTATTTTTTAAACAACTACACATTATCCAAAATGCACAATTTATTTTATAATTTTCAGGATTAGCTCTAGTTAATAGCCAATGAACTAGAAAATGTTCTCTTCCAGTAAGATTTACTAAATTCTCTTTTTTATTTGAACCACCTAAACTTTTTAAAATTATATGGTGCCGTTCTAAGTAAATATAATCTGGATGGTTATAAGATAATTTTTTTCTATCAAGTTTTTTTGCTCGTTCAATTATTTGGTCATGTATTTTTTGATAATCCATTTTTATACTGTTAAACCTAAAACTGTTGCAGCAGTTGGGACTAAAATTTGGTTATTATAATACACTGGGTTCAAACTTCCACTAAAATTTGATATAATATTTCCTGTAAGATCCAACATAAGGAAACCCTGTAATATTGGAAGAGATTGGTTACTTATGGTCAAATCAGTTTTTGGAAACCAGTAGGCATTAGGCAAATATAGGCAACCCGGTGTATTTTGCACAATTTCAAAAAGTGTAGTCCATTGAACTAAAGTTGTAGAACTATTAAAAGTTCTAAAGTCTAGTAATTTTGACCATGCAGTTTGGACATTTATTCTAAAAGTATCAGAATTAACTGAAGGGTCAATTGATACACGGAATGAAGATGAGAATGGTTGTAAGATTGCATTTACAAGTGTTACTCCTGTAAATTTTGTACCAAATGGTGAAATATCTGTAAGTGAAAAATAATCCTGTGCTGCGGTTAATAACTGACTTAATTCTGTTGAATTTAATTGAGAAGCATCTTGTGTAATTATCGCAAGAATTGTCTGTCCTGTATTTGACAAACCGTTGGAAAAAACTTTTAAGACTTTAGGGTTTTGGTTTATGAAAACCTGAGTTAAACACTCAAGTGTAGAAGTTGCAAGTTGGTTTGGTCCTAGTTTTATACGAGTTCTAAATGTATTATCATCTTCTGCATCTCGACCACCTTGTGCCTGAACTTCATTTACTACAAAATTTACGCCTGAAACATTTGGACTAAGGGAAGTTGCTGTTAAAGGAGGTATATTAGTTACAGAACCTTGTGTCTGACTTGAGCATGATTGGTAACAATAACCCCAACTTGGTATAGTAAAGTCGGCTGAAAACTGGAAAATTATTCCTGAATTTGACTGAACAAGATTTGTAAGTGCAATTACTGTAGTTCCGGGCGTTCCTTGGACACGAACATAAGTTGAAGAACCAGAAGCTCCGAGGCGGGGCGAAATTCCATATATAATTGCTGCTTGGTCAAGTTGTGAGCCGCTTGCTGAATCTATGTAGAGAGCTGATAAACTTAAAACTATATCTTTTTCTGCCTTCCCTGCTATTTTTGAAACTCCACCCGCTAAGCCTGAAAATACGCTATTAGGTGAAACTTTACTTATTAAATCGCTTTGATTTAAAAGTGTCTCTATAAATAAATTTTTTCTGTCAAGCGAGGTTGATGGTACTAAGTTAAGGGGCATTAAGTCTTCTTTTAGACTTAAAAATAAGAAATAAAATGTTGAGAAAACAAAAAACCCTCAAATTTAATTTTAAGGTTTTTAAAGAGTTAAAAGGTGTTTTAATCATCATCCTGTACTTCAACTCCATGTTTAGCTAGATCTTTTTCAAATCTGCCTTGATGTGGTCCTAATTCAGGGTTATGTTTATATTCTTGGTAATAACCTATACTATTAGTAAGATGTACTTTTCTATCTTTAGGGTTGTAATAACCAAAAGAATCATTACCATAATCAATTCTATGAGTACCATTTTTATCAGGCCTATGATTTACAGATACGTGTTTATCAAGTGTAGATAAAACTTTGTGAGTATGGTCACTTACATTTTCTTTTTCTTTATCTTTTTGGTCAAGTTCAATATATTTCTTCTGATGTTGTTTCCTATTTTCCATATTTTTTGGAATACGTTGGCTTTCATCTCTATAATCCCCTTTACCTACTACAAAATTTATAGTAGCTGCGTCACCATGGTCTTCTTTAGTGAAATCTTTGTGACTTGGATGGTCAAAAGAATCGTAAATAGGTTTACCACTCTTTGTGTGACCTATAATTTTACCTCCACGGGAACCTTCACCACCTTTCACTAACTCATCACTCTCACCCTTCAAAATCTCATCCGCATTACTATATAAACCTAGTATTCTTTTTGAATTTATTTCTTTATCGTAATTCATTATTTATTTTTTGTTAAGTCTATCATAAGTAGTTTTTGCTATTGTTTTAAGATCTTTTTGAGAAGGATATTCATTATTACGGGCACAAAGGTCAAATGCAAAGAGTTTTAAATCATCAACTGCATTCTCAGGTGTCATATTTTTTAGTTTTTCTTTTTGTTCATTACCATAATGAGATAAAATTTCATCTGCTTTTTTATTATAATATTTTTCTGATCCCCCTTTATTAGATTCATTAAGGTCTTTACTTCCTGTTCTTACTAATATATTTTTAGCACTTTTATGATTAATAGATTGAGCTAAATTATATTCTTTACCTTCTTTTTCATGAATATCGGCTGCATCCTGATGATCCTCAGCTGTAAAGGATCTGTAAGATTTGGAATCATTTCCATTATCATAAATAGGTTTTCCACTCTTTGTATGTCCTATAACTTTTCCTCCTCTTGAACCTTCTCCACCTTTTTCTAATATATCTTCAGTATTTGAATACATTGACAAAATACGTTCAGACTTTGCTTTATTTAGATTGTTTATCTCCATAATTATGTAAATATACAAAATTATATTGTAGTTTCCAACTGTAAAACCTCCTGTAACCTTGTTTGTACCGAATACGCCATATTTAACACATTTCCGGTAACTCCAATTGAAGTAATTGTAAAGTCTTTTATTGTATCATCGGTTGCAAAAGTATCCGCAAATTGGCGCTGAATAACGGGGAAGTTAAGTGTTGCTTTTGTTCCCCCTACTACCAAACTTTTTTGTAAACCACTGTCTCTAAAATCTGGGTTACTATTCTTTTTTAGACTCCCAAGTATTTGGCATGCTTGGTTTATCGTATCATCATAACCGAGTACTACAACGTCCTGAGTTACGGGGTCAATTGTCAGCTCTTTTTGTATGTCTTTACCATAAACACTCTTCCCATTTATTACATCGACTACTGAGTTTAATGGGAAGGCATAAACTGATTGTTTATTCCCAGTAACTTGGATATTTGTTCCACCTTCGGAAGTGTATTGTTCCTCCTCCAAATTATTTCTAACCGCAATACTATACCAGTCATCTTCCGGATTTTGGGATCCTTGTACATTTTGTGCAACTTTTTCTAAAGATTCATATTCCGAAAGTGTATAGTTAAGTTCTTGAACGGGTGCATAAGCGACTGAGGTTGCAGAAGATCTTGCCCATCGGTTTATATTTTGAGCTGTTTGTACACGGGAATCTATTTGTTCTATTAAGTCGAGTAATTCGTAGTATTTATATTCTCCTAGCGAATTTTTAAAGTTTTGAAAGGTTGAGAAAATGGAACTTAATTGGTTTTGGAGACTCTGCAGATTTTGGTAAGGTACTGAACTTATGGTACTGATTTGTCCTGTGTAGTATTGAACTAAGGTTTGGTAGTCAGATGAAAAAAATGAAGTAACGGATGAGAAGAATGAGGTTAAGTCTACTCCAGTTTTTTGTTTAAAGTCGTCTATTACCATCATTTCAGTTTCTTATAAAAATTGTTGTGGTCGGTTGGTTGTATTTTAAATTTTTTGTATTTAAAATCAGTATCTGTATAGTCATCAAAATTTTCTATAACTATACTTTCAATTTTTATAGACGGACGACTGTACATATTCACACTACTATAACTATTGAAGGTTTTTACAAGATCATCAAGTTGCCTTTTAACAGTTATAGATTTACCCTCAGAATTTTTTGTAGTTATTATTAGTGTTGGATCAATATTATCTGATAGATTATTTTGAACCTGATTTAAGAGCGTATTTATTTCACTTGTTTTAGTTGTTTCTGTGATTTTTTGCAGATAGTTATCTACTTCTTGCCTTTTTATTTCTTCTGTTTGAGTTTCGCTATGTAGTAATTCCTTTCGCTCGAAATGTTCAGAATATTTTTTATCTTTCTCTTCAATTTTTTCAATAATACTATTCTTTAACTGTTTTGCAGACTTATCTATTTGTCTTTGTCTTGCAGTTTCTGTAAGTTTATTAGTTTTTTCATCAAGTGTTGGTAATAATGCTGAAATTCCATCCCTTGTTCCAAATTGTTCTTTAGCATGTTGAAGTTCTGTAGGGGTTAAATAAATTCTTTCTCCTTCAGAATTATAAAACTGTCCCCTATAAGGTATTGAGTAGAAAAGTTTATCTTTTAAATCTGCAGATTCTTTACCATCACCTTTTAACCTACTATGTTCAGGTTTTTCTACTTCTTTTATTTTTACTTTGTGCCTACGCTGGAAATCTTTAGTTTTACCATGTACAAGTCCCCATTCAGATGTCAATGCTTTACACAGTTCATCTGCATTTGAGTACATAGAAAGAATTCGGTTCGCATTGGCCTTAAATAATTCGTTTATCATCAGATTGGTAACTTTATTTTATCAATTGCGGTTAAAAGACTCTGTACTTGTTTTTGTGCATAACTATCAAGAACTAATTGTTTATCACTTTTTAGTTTTTGTCCTCCTACCAAATTTTTTGCATCTGCAACTGCTTTTAGTTGAAGTGTGTAATTCCATATCATATTAGATTCCTGTGATTGGGAAAATGATAATGACATGGGTACTACAAAGTAAGTAGTTCCTCTTGATAGGTTATAAAAAATTAGTTTTCTTGGACTATTTTGGTCAGTTATTTTTAAAGATGAGACTATGTTTTCAAGTATTTTTGTTAATCCGTACCCTGTTTTTACATCATTATCAAATACATTTTGAACTAATTTTAAATAGTCAACTGTTGCATTTGCAGGGTCAGTAAAATTATGATATAAGTTTTGAGATGTATCACCTATTAATACTTTAAATGCTTTTCCTCCAAAATTTCCAGACATTGTTATATCAATAGGTACAAAATTTGGGTTTGTTAATACTGTTATACCACCACTCGTTTTTTTAACATTGGTTATTTCTGGTTTTGACTCTGAAAAATTTGAGGGGTTGATTGGAAAGATAAAATACTGTAACGTTTTAAAATTCTTATCAACTACTTCAAGTGCAAATACATATAATTCAAACTCATCAGGATATTGAAGGTTAAGTAATACCGACCCACCTTGACCGAGTAGTGCATTTCTTCTTGTTATTGCATCAGTTATTCCGACTCCCAAAATTGTAGTTATTTAATTTTTAATAATTAGACGGTTACTTTCTACTTCTCTGAACCCACAATTGGTATTCTCCATAGACACAACGGGTATTTTTATCCCTGAATTTTTTAGTTTAAAAAGCCTAAGGCCTTCTTTTTTAATATTGATTGCTGCGTTTAAATCTCTATTTAAGGTAAATCCGCAGTTAAAACAGTTGTAAGTTCTGGTAGATAGTAAAAGTGTATCTTTTTTGTTACCACAATTACTACAGAGTTTGGATGAGGGGTAAAAGGTTGAAACTTTGATGAGTTCTCTACCGTACCAATTACTTTTGTATTCTAACATATTAGTGAATAAACTCCAACTAACATCGTTTATAGATTTTGCTAATTTATGGTTTTTAACCAGATTTTTTACTACTAGATTTTCAATTATAATCGTTTGGTTATCACTGATTAATTTATTTGAGATTTGATGGTAGTAATGGTTACGTTGATTAATTATTTTTTCATGTGTTTTTGCAATTTTAATTCTGAGTTTTTCACGGTTTTTACCACCCTTTTGGGTTTTAGAAAATTTTCTTTTTAAATGTAATAGTTTATATTTTTGTTTTTGTAATAATTTAAGATTTTCAAATTCTTGACCATCTGAGGTAGTAACAAAAGTTTTGATACCTAAGTCAATTCCAATGAGTTTATTGGTTTTAGGTAAGATTTTAACTTCTTTATCTTCAATTAAAAAAGTTGCAAAATATTTACCAGTTTTTTCTTTAATGAAGGTACATTTTTTAATTTTGGTATTTTTAAGTTTTTCAAGATATTTATCTGAGGTTTTAAAATTATATAAAGATTTTAAAAATTGTAGTTTATTATTTTTTATAATAATAGCTTGTTCATAACTAAAAGTTTGTTTATAGTCTTTCTTTTTAAATTTTGGGTAATTACCATCTTTAAAAAATTTTTGATATGTATTATCAACTTCTATACTTGCCTGCCTAATACATTCAGATTTACAGATTTTTAAAAATGGTGCCTCATGTCTAAGTTTAAGAAGTTCTTTTTCAATACTATTACCACTTAAAGGTATTTTATACCAATTCCACATCTTAGTTTTATAATCTAAACACAGATTATAGGCAAAACGGTATCCATCAAAATGATTTTGAAGAATTATTTCTTGTTTTTTGGTTGGATAGATTTGTACTTTGAGTCGTTTAAACATTATTCTATATTCCCTTCTAAAATTATTGGAATTACGTTTGTTTGTGTTGTTGGTGAACCAACGGTTATTATTTCTCCTGGTATAATTCTAATTGTTGCAGACTTTATAGCGTTATAAACAAGGGATTCAACCATATCACAATAATTTGTAATTGCTATAGCCTGATCTTTTATAGGTTTTGCATTTACATTTGTGATAAATGTATTAAGTTGTTTAGAGAATTGTCCCTCTATAAGTGGCATATATAATTTTCTTAATCTGTGAATGCTATTTGACTCAATATTTTATCAGTAGAATTTTTTAAATCTACTATTTGTTGTGCCGTTAATATAGGCATTTGCCCAAGTGCAGTTGTTGTTGTGGTTTGTCCTAATATATCAAAAAGATTGTTAAATATTTCCCTTGTCTGATTCCCAAGCGTTATGGGTTCAGTTCCTTTATTTACTGTAAACTTATTATTCTCAAAATGGTTTTCATCGGTTGTTTGTATAAATGAAGAACTATCACCACTATCATCATCTGTAGTTTTTATTGAGGTAGATACTGATTGGTTGAAACTTATATTTTGAGAATCAAGTTCTACATTTCCCTGAATATTTAGTTTTAGTAAACCATTATTATCACTGTTGATAATATTTATATCAATTTCTCCACCTGATGTTCCACTTACTGTTATTCCTAATATTGAGTTTTTAGGGTCCCCTGAAAATTCTACAAAGTTTTCTCCAAATAGTCTATTTATTTTAAATTTATGTTCTCCAAGTCCTGATAAGTGGTCATTTTTTGGAATTCTTCCAACAATTACCGGGACATTATTTGGAGGTAAATTAATCCAAATAACTTGACTACCTAATGTTGTATTATCGACTGGAAATTCAATAAAGTTAAGGACCATAGGGTCAATCATAACTCTATTGAAAAACCCCCCGTCTTCAGTTTTTATTGTAACCCTATTTTGTAAATAGCAAAGTTTTATATACTTATCCCGTGTTATATCATTTGGGATACAAATATATCCAAGTCCCCCAGAAAAATTTGAAGTGGCGAGTTGAGTTGTACCTACAGGATTAGTCACATCCAAATTTAAAAATAAGAATGTTTGGAAATAAAAAAACCCCTTAAGAATATTAAGAGGTTTAAAAAAAAGAAAAAAAAATGTTTTTAATTTCCTGGATAACTTACATGATGGTCTTTCCCATAAGTTACATTTGTAGATTCTGGTTCATCCCATTTATCAGAAGATTTATATCCATTTTGTTTAAGATTTCTTTCATGTTCTTCTTTTGAGGTTGAACTTGCATTTTGAAAGAAAGTAGCTTTACCATGTTTTTCTTCCATTTCTTTATGGTGTTTATCAAAATCACTATAAGTTTTTGGATTATGTTCTTCTACTTTTCCCTTATCAGCTGCCTCATGAAACGAATTCTCTCGTTTACTAGTTAGAGAATGACCAGTTCCATTTCCACTACCCTTATTTTTGTTTGAGTCTCCAAAAAAGTATGATCCATTATTACCAGGAGTCCCGTTACCACTATTTTTATTCTTATCTGGTGATGAGAAAAACCGTGAACTTGTATCACCTTCTTCTCTTAATTTAAAATCTTTATCTACAGAACTATTAGCATATATAGGTTTCCCTGATTTGGTGTGACCTATAATTTTTCCACCACGACTTCCTTCACCACCTTTTTCTAAATCATTTTTATCTTCTGACTTTAAAATTGCATCCACATTTGAATAACAAGATAATATTGTTGCAGCTCTGCCTTTATTTAGATTATTAATCATTTTTATAATTATTTATAAATATATACAATTTTTATTTAAAAACAAAATTATCTATTTATAAACTCAGTATTTGCATACTGTATCTGTTGTTTACGTAAAAAGAATCCAAATATATCTCTATCAACCTTAAAGTTTTGTAAAAGTTTTGTTTCATCAGGTACATTCTGAGTAGAGTATGTATTTTGAGTAATTTGTTGAGGTTGTCCATTTTGATCTGATGACCCTTGATTTGTACCTTTATAATCAAAGTGATTATTATCAGTTCCCCCAGAAAATGTCCCACCCCACCTTAAACCTAATGAGGTTGCTATATTTATAATACCACTTATCTCCCAGTCAGATTTTGGTGATAACTGGTGTAAAGTTATATTTGTAAGAATATTTTTAAAATTTACATCAAGGGCCATTCCTATAACATGAGGTGCATTTGTAGATGGAACTTTAAAATTATAAAGTGACTTATTTTTATTATAAGCAACCAATTGAGCTTTATAACTTCTTAGACCATCTTGAATATCAGGAGTATAACCAGCTTGTTGTGCTTGTAGTAAAAATGAGGTAAAAATAGGTTGAACAGAAACAGCTAAGTTTTTTATATACCCTAAACTACGACCTGATAAAATTTTTGAATTAAGTATTTTTTGTGACCCTAAATTGGTACCTAATACTATTGGGTTAAAAATTTGTTGTAGAGTATCTCCTGTTCCACTATCTTCAGTTTGTGGGGGAACGTAATTTGGATTATCAATTGTTTTTGGTGTAGTTACAACAATTGGTTTTGTTAAATTAAAATTAAGATCTGTATTGATAATATTAAAATAACTTACTTTTTTTGTAATAGTTGGAGAGAACTGTATATCTATCCCATATATCAGTTGTTCAATCATTCCCCTACTTACTTGTACTGTTGTGGTTCTATCAATTTTTCCTTCATTTATCATATAGGACTGTGAAACTGCATCAACTAAAAATATTTCACCAGTTGCCTCATATCTTATCAAATTTCCCCTTTTTATTCGTCTGTCCCCATTCAGTACTAATGTTCCTTTTCTTGTAAAAGGTAAATGTGCATGAGATTCTACCAAATATGCAAGATCTATATAGAGTTGTTTTATCTCAGTACTTATCTTCTGATTATTATTATCAAGTGGTAAGTATGGTATATAATTTGAAACTGCCTCATAAGGTCTTGACCCCCAAATTTCTGCATACTCAGGTAAATAAATTGCAGGTAAATAAGCTGTTGCTGTTTGTGTAGCTCCAGCACTTAATGCAGCTTGTGGTAAAAGGTGGTACCATGAGTAAACTTCTGTATCATCAAAAGATAGTGATTCTTGAAGTACATTATGCTCATTAATAGTTATTGTTGCACCCGTTACTGAACTTACTGATTGTGTTTTTATTTTACCATTAAGAAGTGTTTTCACTCCTTCTGCATTATAAGGTGGCCTCCTGATTGTTAGTATAAATTTATCAGAATAAGTATCTGAAAAATATTCTACAAAAGGGTCTTGACAAGCTTTCTTGAAAAAATTTAAAAGGCTTCCTTGAGAAGAACTTATTGAACTATCAACTAATCGTCTAGAAGAAACTGAACTATCAATTACTAGATCAATTATTTGCCATATTCCTGTTGATAGTTTTTCTACAGGAATTTCATTAAAATCAGAAGACTTTTGAGAGTCTATAACGTTATCAATATAACTGATTAGTTGAGAAACAGAACTTGAAAAATATGTAGATCCGTTAATTGGTCGTGTAAACTGATTAGGAAATACGTTAAAATCTGTTGGGAATTGATTAGTTTGTAAGTTTGTAGAATTATAAAAAACTGATTTCCAACCAACTGTTGTATTACCTGTTACCTGTCTTGAAATATTTTTTTGATTATCAGGTACTCTTAAAAATGAAAGAAAATCATAGAGAAGATTATAGATTGTATTTATTTCAGCACCTTCACCATCTTGATTAACAACATTTTGTCCTGTATCCATATACTGGTATCCATATAGTTTTCTTAGTCTACCAAGTTCACTTTTTGCCTTTGTTATATAACCATCAATTATTGACTGTTTTTGTTGTTTTTCTGATTGAGATTGAGTAGGAGGTTGATATTGGTAGTTCCGCCTGTCATTATCATGTTTCTTGTGTAAAGTTGAGAGTCCTGGTCCACCTCCAAATCCTGTACCTACTTGACTAAATGTAAGTTCACTATTAGTATCAACATAAGATGTAAATAAATCATCAGGTACTACACCAATAGTGGAAATTTGTTGGATAACAAATTTAAAAACGTTCTCAATTGAGTTACAATAAAACAGATTTTGAAACATCTGTACATTATCAAAAAAGAGGCGCTGTGTTAGTACATTTTTTGCCTGTGAACCTCCTGCAAAATTTGCTTTTCCTTGTGATAATTCAAGTGCATAAAAATATGATCCATCATCTATAAAAAGTTTTGAAAGATCTCTTCCTGATACTTGTATTCCTACATCATTTGTTTCTGGATTATATGAGAATGAATTGGAGTCAATAAGACCTATCATATCATATATACGACCTCCAAGATTATTTTTGTTCAAAAAGAAATTAGTTGCATCACTATACCTTTGTTGTGACTCCATATTAAGTGTCTCAAACCGTATGAAGACCAGGTCATTAGTTGAAAGTATGTTATGGAATAAAAATTGGTTACGCTCAAGATTATGAGTAGAAGTATTAATTTTTGAGAAAGATTCTTGAGATAAATATTCATTATTACCAGTTACCTTGGAAATAGCACTTTTTATTGAATTTTTTTTAACTACCCAACTACCTTTTTCAAATTCACAAACAAGTGGTGGTAATGTTATATCAAAATTCCCTCCATTTTTCCCAACCGATGTTTGAGACCTAATAATGAAGGGGCTGAGGTCAAATATTTGCCCCTTTAAATTATTTATAAAAGACCCGTCTGTTTGAGGTATCGGATTATTTTCTGAAAGTGCCCGACACCAAACCCATATTGTTATGTTTGGGTAATACTGTTTTGTAACTCCATTTGAAACAGAACTTGGTATTGGTCCATCTGCATGGTTATACCCTCTATCACTTTCAAGTTTTGCAAGTTCAAATGCTTTAAAAGTTGCCTCATCAGTTGAGGTAATCTGAAGTCCTTGGTTTACTATTCCATATCTGTTTACTTTGTCTTGAGGTATGACAAATTTCACTCCAGGTTTAAGTTTTAAAATAAGTGGAGAAGTAACTGAAGTAATAGAACTTAATTCTGAAGCAGTATAAGATGAAAGTATCCTATCTTTATTAGTAATTTTATCATCTGTCCAACTTAAAAAATCATTTGCAAAAGAATAAAGAACAGTAGGATTATAATTATCACTAGGTAACTGAATAGGACAAAGATCTGAAGTTAAGTAATCACTTACAGTTTTTAATTCAGAAGAAGAGAAAGTAACAATATAAAAATCCATTTAATTACCTCCTTGACTTACTTGTCTCCTCCACTCTCTTTCTGTTGGTCTACCATCAGAAGTATGAGTTATATTTTCTTTAATACCAACCATAGCTTTACCATTTACAACTGTAACATTAATACTACCTAATGCTTCTTCAATCACTTTCCCGGCTACTTTAGAACCTTTTATAAAACCTTGTAGTACACCTTCTGTTACTTGTGCAGTTGCTTTATCTATTTCATTGGTAAAGTTTTCTGCATTTTTTTCAAGATATCCATCAGTCATTCCTGATTTTAGATCTTTCTGTGAAAGATTCTTAAAATTTACACCACCTTCTAATAGCCTTCTTGCTTCAAACGCTTTTACATTTAACCTACCTGACAAGTTTAATATTTGGTAAGCTTTATCACCACCTATATTTTTAACATCATCTATAACACCCTGAAAATATCCTGAAGACCCAAAACCTTTGTCTTGTTCTTCTTTTAGTTGTTCTATATTAAAATTAGGATGTAGTCTTCTTAAAACTTGAAAATTACGGGCTTTTGAAACATCATCTCCAGGGTTAGTTAATGAGTTATCTATCTGACTAATTAAACCCATTGACCTAAAATCTTTTGCTGCAAAAGGTCCTCCAAGTGAATTAAATTTTAAAAGTGTGTCTAATGTTGTACCAGATGAAACTGAGGTTTGACCTTTCAATAATTCACGTTGTAACGTTGTATAGTTTTTCTGTAGAAATTCGTTAAAGAAGGTCCTATCACCATTTTTAAATAAGTTTCCTTGTCCTTCTTTTAAAATTCCCCCTAAAATGTTTCCTATATCCTTATCACCTTCTTTTGATGAACGTAATAACTCCTCAAGTGTCTGTGCAGTTGATTGTTGTACTCCAAACCCCTTTTCATAAAAAACTGAAAGATCTGTTTGACGTTCTACATTTTGAGACGTACCCATTGACCTAGCCATCCCCATTTGTAAATCAAGAGTTTGACCGAAATCATATCCTAAATTAGACCTTGACCCTACAGAATAATTTTGTCCTGTTAATGCTTTTCTCCTATAATATTTATCCTCTAATTCTTGTGTCCCTATACTACCTTTTTGTTCTAAATCTCCTGCAGCACCAAATAAAGTTCCAACTATTGAAGAACCAGCATTTGCACCAATACCAGCAGCAGTTACTGCCCCTACTCCACCTGTTGCATACCCCCCTACTACTGCCCCTAAAACCGCCCCTACTACACCACCTATAATTTCACCTTCTGTTTTTCTTACATTTGCAATCTGGTCAAAACCATTTTTAGTATTACTAAACTGTGCAGCTGTCCCTACAAATTTTTCTGCCATTTGAAGAGCCATCATTCCAGAAACAAGTTCCCCTATTCCTCCACTTTTACTTTCAGGCCCTTCACGCTTCTTTTTATCTTCTATCTCACTTTGTGCAAGTTGTTCAGTTAATGTTCTTGATGGTGCTGATTCTCGTATCTCATCTGCAACATCTTTATCTCCTATTACAATTGCTTTTGCAAGGTCTTTGCCTGAGGTTCTTGTGAGGTCAATATTTTCACGGAAAGAAGTAGAAGTAAGTTTTGATGATTTTTCAATTTCTTTTAACGTTTTATACTCATCTGTGTCTTTAAAAGTTGAAGTTACTACATTACCTCTTTCTCTTGATAGTGAGGTACTTTCAAGATTTAACTCTGCAAGGTTTTTTTGAAAAGTAGGAAGATTTATTTCCTTATCATGAAGTGCTTTACCAAGTGCTTGGCGACTTTCCCTTATTTCCTCCTGTTCTGCATCAATCGCCGATAACCTTTTCTTTTTATTTTCATTAAAAATAGGGTTATTAGTAGAAGTAAAATCAGTTACATTTTGAGAAGCACCACGAGAAGCCTTATCAAGTAATTTTGCTTTTTCCTCAAGTAATTTAAGTTGTTCTTTTAGATTTTTAGAGTACTTTTGTGCCTGTTCAACTTCGTTGTCAAACATAGCTTTTGACTTCTGTTGAATTTTTTCTAGCGCTGTGTAAACTCCATCCGCTTTAACTGTAAAGTCAATAGTTTTTGACATTATTCTATATTAATACCACTGTTTACAAATGAAAAATCCGCTTTCTTAAACAATTCTTCTATATTACTATCATCAACTATTTGTTCTTTCATAATATTTCCCTTTTTAAATTCAGCTTCTTCAAGTTTTTTAATTTTTTGGTCCTCATAATACGCCTCAAATGTTATGAATTCTATATACTCAAAATAAATATCTACTTGAGAAGTACCTCTATGTTCAGGACTGTTAAAAGCAATATTATGTTTTTCTCTCCACCATTTATCAGCTGGGAAAGTATTATTCCACCAAATTACAAGGCTCTTAAAATTTTTATGGTAGAGCACACTTTACTCCCCCTCACCTAATCCTGTCAATAAAGTAAGCCATTCGTTATACCAAGGTAAAAATTTATCCTTAAATTCCTTAACAAGTGGTATAGAATCAGTCATTGATAGATTAAGTATAGAATCTGTATTCAGATCCTCAATTATCTTAGGCACAAGGACATTAAAAGTTGCAACTGTATCAATGTAGTATCTTGCCCACTGTGCGGAGATTGTTGAGCCAAATAGGTTTTTATAGGATCCTCCTGATAAATTACTTTTCAATAATTCGATGTCTATAAATTGTCCACTGTTTGGAAATTTTATAGTGTACTTGTGATCTTTAAATACAATTTCAAGTTCTGATTGAGGCAACTGTTTTTCAGTTTCTTTTTTTGACATTTTATCGGTTTTTTGTGAAATGTAAAAATAAGAAAAGAAAAGTTTAGAAAACAAAAAACCCAACTACCTGGTTAAAGGTAATTGAGTTAACAAAAAAGAAAAAAGATTTTATCGAGTTAGTAGTTCAAGTCCTATTAATAATGCGTCTTCAAGTGCTTCCTCGTAAGTATGGAAATAAGTTGAATCTTCTGTACATTCTTCATCTGTAAATAAACCACTGAAAATATCGGATTTATAAGAATTTATTTGGTTTTCATCTTTATCAAAATCTGGTTCATAGATAATGTTTATTTGAGTATTATTATCTCTTAAAAATTTTTGAACAGACGATTGAGTAGGAAAAATTGAGGTACTTATATTTGATACTTTTACTAATAAATAGTAGGCTTTTTCTGAGATTTCTTGATCTTCATTTTTAAATTAATAATTTTTAATAAAAACGTCCATCATTATCAGAACCATCTGAATACTCATCATAGATATCAGGGTAACCAATTTTTTCTCCTTCAATATCAAAATAAGAATCCATTTCATGGTCATAAAATGCAACTATAAACAGATTTGGGTATTCGTTATCCTGTACCCTAACACCCTTTTTAACTCTTTCCAAGTGTGTTTGTTTTAATAAATTTTCCATTTTCTTTTTCTTTTGTTATGTAAATATAACAATTAGTTTTGAGCTTTTAAAATTTATTTGAAAATAGTTTAAAAAATTTTGAGAAAATTATATAAAAAAATCGGATACTTTTTTAAGGTATCCGACCAAACAAACCATGAAAACAAAAGAAAAAGATTTTTAAAATTATTTTGAGTAAGTTATAGGTGTTAGGTATCTAAATGACTGTGAACGGCCTGAAATTGAGCCTTCTGATATATCTAAACTATCACTTTCTATAAAACAATTGCGTGCGGTGCAAATTGGTGCAACTTTTGGGGTAATAACTCCAGTTACGGGGTCGATGAGGTCTTGTACCCTTTTATAGACTGAAAAATCAAATCCCAGAGTGGATAATGTAAGCTGGTCCTCAAAAGAAGTTCCACCTGTTAATGCCTGTGATGCAACATTATTAAAATTCCTATCTATTGACTCTGGGAATGCATCATTCTGGAAGTCTATTAAGTAATAATCACAAGATAAAGTTCCAGAAAATGAAGTTACTGCAAGTTCAGAAAGTAGGATTGTACCTAACCCTTGAACTGGCTGGCGAGAGTACTGCTCACTTATGCGGACATTTTTCGCTAACCCGACCGCACGTCCAGAAACTTTTATGAGGGCGATGGCGCCAGTAGTTACACTATTTGGTGTTGACATTTTTTATATTTTGAAGTTGTTTTATTTTCGGTTTATTATTATTCTACTAAAGTCCCTGTAGAAATTATATAGTCGACCTCAAAATCGGGAGTAAAGTCATAAGACAAATAATATGCAGTCCCTTGTAAGGATGCTTGAATATTTGCATACGACTGTATCAAACCTGGTTTTAATATTGAACTAACATTACTTGCTAAAAAGGAGGTTGCTGCATCAATTAGATCAACTGAACTTACTGTTGCTCTGTTTGGTCCTTGTGACTGGTCACTAAAGAATTTTTTCTTTAGATTGAGTACTAATGATTTATTTAAGTATGAACAAATTCTACGAATCTGAATCAAATATGAGGTCCCATTATCATTTACAGGATAACTATTTTCTTGTAACGTATTACAACCTAATACTACTGATATATAGCCTAAATCATAGTCAAACGCAGAAACCAGGACGCCTGCTGATAATGCTTGTTCAACCTCTGAACCTACACCAAAGTCTGAAAGGTTATGAATTTCTGCGTTATAACCTAATTGTTTAAAGGTCACGGGATTTTGAGGCAAGAGTCCACATATTCTCCCTACCACATTTGCAGCCTTATATAACTGTGAGTATGTATAGTACCCAGAAGAAGTCTTTTTAGTTACTTTTACACCACCATGTACGACTATAACATCCTGAGAATTAAAGGTTTGTGCTGCAAGTATTGAACTATTAGTACCTGTAAAGGTTGTTTTGTTATAACCACCTGCAACCACTAATTGTCTTTCTAATTTTGTAAAGTTAGTATTTATAAAATCAAGAATTGCAAAATTGTTTGCACTTGTTGCTGCTGATCCTGACTCAAGACTTAGAAAAAATTGGTTATTTAGATTTGAGCAAGCATTCAGTGCATCTGTAAGGTCTTGAGAGTCGTAAGTTTCAGTACCTCCTGCAAATAAATTGTAACCGGCTACAGTTGTAAGGTCTGCGGTTGAAAAAGATCCTCCAACTGCTGTATTAACTACTGGAACAGTTGCAGATACTCCACCTGTGACTGTTGTTAGTGTAAAACTATTAGTAAGCGTATTAAAATATTTATTTTCACCTGCAGCACTTGTACCGTAATATACATTATAAGAAACGGCACCAGGAATTACTGGGAAGGCAACTGCAATAGAACTTGTTGAACCAGATGCTACATAACTTGTTTCTGTACTTCCAGTAGTTTCTCCATTTTCATTTAATGCTGTTACTTTTATGTAATAAGTTGCAGCTCCAAGTGAACCATTACTTCTACTTCCTGTTAATGTTACGCTTGGTACAGTTAATGAAGTAGTAGTTGAGGTAAGTGTGAAAAGGTCTAAGAATGAACTTGTTATATTTGCCCAAGAATTAAAATCTGCAATTGTCGCAAATTCTGGTGAGGTAACTATAACCTGTGGTACTGAATTTGCAGGAGAAGAAGAATAATCTACACCATTTGTAGAATCAAAACCACGGTAAGTACCTAAATACGCTGTTACTATAAATTTTGTTGGATCAACAACTCCCGCTGTTAATTTTACAGCATAACCATTAGTTAAATTTCCTGCATTTAATACTCCGTTTCCTACTGTTCCTTCATCAAGTACGGTAAAGACAAGTGTACCATTAGAAAGAGTAAGTGTTTTTGTTGCAGGTACTGTAGTGGCAGCCTTAATAAAATATATTAAGTTTACTCCTGGTTGGTTTTGGAATGGAGTCCAAAGTGGTTTTGTAAAGTTCCATAATTCTCCACCCTTTACAAAAGCAGCGTAATCAGAAGAAGTTTGTAGTTTATAGATTGAGTTTAATCCTTGAGATAATTGACCGTTAATACCTGATCCACCACCCCACCCTGTACCAAAACCTGTATCAATTATACATAAGTTACCGTAAGGTAAGGCAGTTGAGGGATTTTTTACTCCTGATTTTATTAAACTGTAAACTCCTGGTTTTGAGATCAGGGTTCCATTTATATTAATTTTTTGTGCCAACTTTTCTTAGATTTTAATAATGATAAAATTATGAAAAGTTGATCTGGAAACCAAAACTACCCAAGTTAATTGAATTATTAAAGAAGTAAAGTTTTACGGTTAAATTTATAATTTGTTTCTTGTTAGTAGTTATGTAAATTTTGTTTTCTACATAACTTTTTGTAATTTTAAATCTTAAATGAAAAAACAGATACTTAAAACCTTTAAAGTCCAGCTTTTACCAACTGACCCTCAGAAAATACTTCTTGAGAAACATTTTGGATGTACAAGATTTGTTTATAATTATTTTTTGAATGAAAGAAATCAGAATTATCTAAAAAATAAAGAACAATCAGATTATTATGGTGATTGTTTAAAACTTACACAATTAAAAAAACAAGAAGAATTTAAATGGTTAAAGGAAACTAATGCACAATCTTTACAGTGTTCCTTAACTAACTTAGATCTTTCTTTTAATAGGTTTTTTAAAAAGAAAAGTAATTTCCCAAACTTTAAATCAAAATTTAATAGAAAATCATTTGAAATACCCCAAGATATTAAACTTGAAAATAATAAACTTTCTATCCCTAAATTTAGAGAAGGAATAAAAATAAATTTACATAGAGAAATTGAAGGTACGATAAAACACTGTACAATTTCTAAAACTCCAACTAGTAAATATTTTGTTTCTATACTTTGTGAAACTGAACATGAAATACTATCTCAAAGCCAAAAATCAATTGGACTTGATCTTGGTATCAAAACTTTTGTTGTTACCTCAGACGGTCAAGAATTTGAGAATATTAGAACAACTAAAAAATATTCAGTTAAGTTAAAAAAATCACAACAACATTTATCTAAAAAAATTAAAGGAAGTAATCGTTATAATAAACAAAAACTAAAAGTTGCAAGAATATATGAAAAAATAGTAAACACAAGATTAGATAACATTCACAAAGTTACAACTCAACTCATTAAAGAAAACCAATTTATTTCAGTTGAAGATCTAAATGTTAAAAGTATGATTAAAAATAAAAATTTGTCAAAACACATTTCTGATGTAAGTTGGTCAAAATTTTTAGAAATACTTACTTATAAAGCCGATTGGAATAACCGTATTCTTGTTAAAGTTGATAGGTTTTATCCATCTTCTAAAACTTGTAATGAATGTGGATATATCCACAAAAATTTATCTCTATCTGAAAGAACTTGGACTTGTAAAAACGGTCATGTTTTAAACAGAGATATAAATGCTGCAAAAAATATACTCAGTGAAGGAGTAAGACAATATTCGGAAGGTACATCCGAAAACACTAATGGAGAAACGAAACGTTGTAAAACAAAGGTAGTTTCTGCGAAGTTAGTAGAGGTTTAAAACTTATGTACAAAATTTAGGATGTAATCTGGTCCCAGTCACCAATAGTATTCAGAGAACTTTTTTGCCCAAATTTTTTGAAATAATATAATCTTGAGTTTTTTGGGACTTGTTTAAGATCTAAATATGTTAGTAAATCATAAACAGGTTGAGGTCTTACTGGTATAATTGTCTCTTCCTGTTTAATTATTTCTTCTACTTTTTTTATTTCTTTAATTGGTAACTTTTTTACCTCTTCGACTACATCAGACTTAATCTGTTCATCTGTTTTTATCTCTTCCATCTTTTTATATAATTTTTACCCTACTAATCTCATTGGAGATATGTAATGATTGATATTTCCTGTGTTTATAGTAAGTATACCGTTATCTGCAATATCTTCAATCCTACCCTCCTTACGCCGACCATCTGTCAAAAATTGTACTAATGAACCAACTGTATAACCAGTTACCCGTCCCATTGTATCAGTTTGGAGATTTAATTTATAAGGACTTATTGCTTCATCTTCTAATTCGTCTTCATCAGGGTCATCTACAATTATTTCGGGTAGATCATCATCAAGAATCTCCTCATCAATAACTTCATCTAAATCATCATCATTTGTAAAGGTCCTTATATTTTCTGGAACTTCTTCTTCCTCTTCAATTGGTTCAATTGGTACTTCATTTTGTGTATTACTAAAATAAGTTTGGACATGAGAGTCTGAACCAATAGTTGGATGGTTAATTAGAACAGGTGTATAGTTTTCTCTAAAATCTTCATGTTTTAATTTTCCGTTTGCAACTTTATTTCCTTCTTTATCATGTACATGGAAATAAACTTTTTCAGGAGTTACGGTATGTACGTGTGCTTCGTGTCCATCAGATTTTGCTCTGTGTACATCTTTCAACAAAGTCCAGCCATTAGAACCTGGTGCTGTTTTTTTGTATTTCCCGTTTGCGTGAATACGTATTTCACCTATTTCTGCACGGTGTCCTCTGCCTTTTTTAAGAATATTCTCCATATTTAATTTTTTATATAATTTTATAAGTGATATAAGCCTAATGCCTCTCCATACCCTGAAACTATTGGTGGATCAGCTTTTGGTGTTCCGATTGCAATTATATCCGTAATTATAGGATATTTATAAAGAGCCATTGAAGAGGTATCATAAAAGAATGATAAATTTATTCCTCTAAAATAACTATTTGGAGACAATTGCCCATTTTGGCCTATATCATTCCCACTTAACTGCAAATTTTGTAGTCCAAGGAATTCAAGTTGTGCAGTTAATGATATTAAAAATGCCCTCAATACGTGGTAAATTATTACTACTTCATTTGAATTATCAGAAGTAATTACAATTTGGTAGTTAGGTTGGTAACGGCGAGTATAAACAGATTGGTAAGTACCTTCATTAAGTATATTTGGATGAAACCCTTCTGCATTTCCTATTGAATTTTGACCAGAAGATTCTGAGGGTAGTGAAATATAAATAGATGGAACAGAATTTAATTCCATATTATAAATAAGATTTGTATTTATTTCCCTTGGACCTGTTTGTGCAGTTATAAAAATTGCAACTGCCTGGTCAAAAGATACATATTTATCAACTTGAAGCCCACCGATTAATTGGTAAAGTACTGACTGAGTTTTATCAGAAACTCCGTTATAATCTGACGCTATAAATTTAAGTATTATCCGTACTGTAGATAGTAATATATATTCCGGTATCTTAACTAAACTCATAATCCTAACTGGTCAAGTTGTTCATCAATAAGATTTCCTGCAATTTTATCAATCTGGAAATTCTGTAACGTTTTGCCCATAAAATCATGTGCCTGAAAACCTGGATGAATAAAAGCATTTGGATTTGATTTTTCTGATATTCTTCTAAATGTATGGTAACTATTTTGATTGGTCACAGTATCAGTTGTTTTAGTTAAACCTTGGTAAATTGGTGATTTGTGTACATATTTTTCAAATAAAGTATCACCGCTTTCTATTTTTTCTCTTGATTTTAACTGCTGGTAATCTTTTGGTAAATCATTAAATGATAAAGATTGTTTTGACTGCATTTTTTTTGCAACTGCATAAACATCTTCAGGCATAGTTCCAGAAAATGCAGTACTATCACCAATTGTACCAGGAACTCCTTGACGGAATGGAACTGTTATATAACGTGTACCATTCTTTGATACTTTTGCTTTTGGCGAAGAAAGTAAGGAAGATTTCATATCAAAAGGCGCACTACCCTCCTCCAATTTTTCAACCAATTTATTAGAATAATCAATCATCACTTGCCCCATTAGTCTTCCTGTATCTATAACTTTTATTGAGTTACAAAAAATTTGACGAGTAGAATGTAAAGAATTTTGTACCGTTACTTCAAGTGTCTGTGCATAACGAGCAGTTATACCTTTCACTACATTATCAAGCATAGTATCAACTTGGTCCCTTGAAAGAGAGTATTGTTGGACTAATGGTGATACATTAATAGTAAAGGGTACAAGCATGGTATAAATGTAATAAGTTATTTTAAATTAAAAAGTATTTATATTTATATTTATAGTTTGTTATTCTACTTTTATTCTGGAATCCAAATCCTTTATTTTTTCGGAAACTTCCATCACCTTACTATTTTAATCAACTTTTTACCGCTAACCACAAACAAGTGCTTTCCCGACATGGCCACATTGCAACCTGAACAAATAAGTAGGATATGGATTAATTTATTTTTCATTTTAATTAGTTACAAAAACATTCAATGTGCTATTATCGGCTGTGTTTATCGTACCTGCTGCTACATCTGCTGTAATCGTTACTGTTCCGCTTGTACATACAGCGTTATATTCTACTGTTAATGATGATCCCGATGGCGTTACTCTTGTTACATAAGCTTTACTTGTTGCTGTCATACCGGCTACTGCCCATGCAATGGTTCCAGATCCTAACGTTACCTGGTCACTTGCTAAAATATTTATAGATCTGTTACTACTAATAACTATCGTACCAGTTATGTCCGGTGCTGATAGAGTACGATTAGCCGTTAAAGTTCCTGCTGCAAGTGTTGATCCATACGTATTTGCAGAATTATTAAAAACAATCCCATTTCCAGATGCTACGGTTTGCGACAAACCCCACGTATTAGCCCCCGCTAAATAAGCTAATGTACCTGCCCCTGCCGGATAGGTAGGAGTACTATTTGCCGTTAAGGTGTTATTTAGCGTAAATGCGCCTGTTTGTTGAAGTGTTGCTCCATTCGCTATCGTTAAAGTAGCCGATGTTGCAGGGGCGGTTATAGCAACCTTATTAATACTTGTTGCTGTAGCCACTCCAATAGTCGGAGTTGTTAAAGAAATGGAACTTGCTATATCGGCTGTTTGTATTAAGGAACTTGAAATTAATCCTGTAGTAACTGCATTGTGCAATATTCCGGCGGTAGCATACCCATTAAGCGATACCGTCTGATTGTTAAAAATAGTTAGTGCGCTTGTGGTAGTACTTGCTCCGTTTACCTTCGTAAAGAAGTCAAGCTGACCACCTAAGTTAGTTGAGGTTGTGCCAACTGCTGATATTGCCATGCCTGCCATATAGGTATAAGCCGGTGTTGAACCTGTATATGCCCATCCGCTGAAACCACCTGCATAGTCACCCGTATTGTTTATAAGTGGACTTGTGCCTGTGCCCCTTGATGTAGAAGACGTAAACCCCGGGAATACAGTAGCATTTGTTACTGCACCTATTGCCGATTGTGGCTCGTACATATCAACCTCCCCGTATCCGCTTATAGTATTTGTCCCGGTCATATCCCCCCCTGTATTCATGTGTAAGATATGTGCTGTGGCGTCATAATAAAAGTTGCTGTTATCCTGTGAAAGTAAACCTGCTGTACCCGCATATAATACCGAATGTGCCGTCATACCCGTTGCAGTAATACTGGCTGCTGAAAATGCACCTGATGAACTTAAAGAGGCTAAGGAAGTATTGGCTATACCCCCATTATACCACGCAAAACCATCTGATGTACCTACACTAAACCTACCTAATCCAGACGTGTAATCTATCAATATTCCATCGGTATAGCTTCCTGTATATGTTCCTGTACTCATTAACCCGGCAGATACAACAAGCGATGTACCTGTTGCTGCTGCTATAGCGGGTGTCCCTGTAAAAGTTGGTGAGGCTGTGAGTGCATAATAAGTAGCTGAAATACTGCCAATAACTCCACTGTGATTAACAAGTATAGCATCCGTTCCTGCCGTGCCCGTGGCGAAAGAACCAATAGCTACACTGCCTCCCAAATTGGTATTCCCTGTCCTAACGTGTAATGCCCACGGGTTAGTAATAGTAACATTTGTTGATGCGTTTGGTGGGCCGTCAATAGAAACAGTACTCGAATTAGTGTAAGTAGTCGCATTCGAGGCTACTAAAACTGGTATGGCAAAACTGTTAAATGAGGCACTCGCAACAGTACCTGAACTTGAATTATCGGTTACGTTTGAGTTACCTACGTTAAATAGGGTGCCTGTTGTTCCCCATGCAGCCACGCTTTTTGTAACTGCTTTAATAGATGTTCCACCAAAAGCGGAAGATGTAAACCAATCTACCCCGCCGTCTAATCCATTTATATTAAAACGAACATACGCGGAGGTACTATTTGATGTACCTAATACCACATCTCCCGGATGTGTTGCATTTGCAGCAGCATATAAATTAATAGCTGCACCATTAGCGGCGCTTCCATTTCCTGCCTGTATTATTACTTTACCTGTCCCTGTATTTGTTTCGGTTGTATTTATATATTGCGTTGCACCAGTTGCACCAAGCGTTAACCTGTCTGACGTTAAAAAACCCGTTGTCGTTAAGTTATAAGAACCGAGCGATACGTTTGCATTGGCTATTATTGGCAGATATGTTGATGCTGCTGTGATTGTTGGCAGATAAGTGTTTGCATCGTATGATATAACCCCACTTGCCGATTTCACAAAGCCTGTCCCGGTTATAGCCGCCTGATAATCCGTACCGACAACCGCTGCCGTTAATGTCCCCGAAACAGCCTTTAATAGCCCACTCGCTACAGATTGCGTAATGCTTCCGTTCATGTTCAGATTTCCGCTTCTATCTATATATCCTACCGAGTTTGAATTATTTATACCGTCGTTACCGAACCAGATATTACTGCCAGCAGTGTTGCTTGTTGCTAACCAAAGATCGCCGGGATGTGTTGCATTAGATGCAGCGTATAGGTTAACCGATGCTCCTGCAGTTGAACTCCCGATACCAGCCGATATAGCTATGCGCCCAACACCACCCGATCCTTGGGGTGTTAGAATATTGTAACTTATTTGCGTGCTACCCGTAAATGTGAACGATGATCCGGATATTGCCCTCCCTGTAAAATCTCCACTATTTAGCGTTCCGCTTATGACTGTATTTCCAGTCCTGCCAACCGAAAAAATAGAGCCTGTATCATCTGTACCGAAACCGCCGATATTAAATTTAGCTCCTGTATAATTACTTATATTCACCCAAAAATCGCCGGGATGCGTTGCATTGCTATTTGGATAAAGCGATATACTGGCACCCCCGGTACTTGTATTAATGCCCGGTTGTATTTTATACGGGTAAGTTCCTGGGTTGGTGGTATAAATAAGACCTGCTGAATATGTATTATCAAGTTGTATGTTATTATTCGCAAAAATATCTCCTGATGAACTGATTCCGGCAAAGTTCCCAGTTGGTTGCGGGGCTAATGAAATGGGTTCTGTCAAATACCTGAATCCTACATCTGCCTGTGATGTAGTAACCTGATAGCAATAAACCATAGCAATAGCGTTGTTACCAATATTAACCAGTCCTGTATAAACCTCTACTATGCCCGATTGTGTTTGCGTTAATGCGGGTAATGGGGAAATTGTAGCACCATAATCATTTGAGTAACTTGTTAATGTTTGGCTACTGAATAACCCGGACGTACTTGCGCCCCGGTATGAGAAGATAACCTTCGTCCTGTTAAGTGCCATCTTCGCCCTACTACGGGATGCGAATTTATCCACTGTAGAAGTCCAAGTACTACCATTGTCTGTACTTGTTTCAATAGCTGTTTGAGAATTAGTCATATCTCTTATTGTCGCCAAAATATTACCATTAGGCAGCACGAGTAAATTAGGCTCTGCGTATGCGGATGATGGCGATGGCGTAGTCAAGTTACTTAATAACGTCCATCCGGAATATCCATTTGAAGACGTCCAAACATCCGTCGACATATTTGACCCGCTTTGTCCATATGTCGGGAACAACCAGGAGCCGTTTGGTGCGTGTACTACCTTACCTGAACAGGCTCCCCATGAAGAATAGCCCGCACTTGATGGGGATGTTAATACATTACCCAAACTATCTATTTTAACCGTATTGGCGACATCGGTTGTGCTTACTCCACCGGTTGATGTGAAATACGATAGTATAAAATACCCGCCTCCTAATTTAGTTATAGATGGATCGCGATAATCTACAGCACCGGTGGAAAATATAGTTATTTCGCTTCCAAATGTTCTACCGGTGTCTAAAGAAACGCGCATAATTATTTTACCATCGACCGATGCGTGTTGTGTTCCTTTTCTATAAACAATGTAGATCTTACCATTGCTAAACTCATTATCGGGGAATGCGTTGTAATATCCATCGCTGGTGACAACTACATTTGGAGTTTCTCCTAATGTTAGATATATCCCCGACCTCGAAATCAAACTATCTTTTAAAGCGGTATGGGATACGAAGCCTGATGCAAGTGTACTGTCGGATTTTAGTTTGTACAATCCACTTGCTGTACCAGTATGCAGGTAGGTTGACAGGAGTGAAGAGGTATCAGTATACTTAACTTTACTGTTTAATTTTTGTTGAATTTGAGTCCCACTATAAAACCATTGGTAACCATAAGTTCCAAAATTAAACCAAAGTTGTCTATTCGCTGTGTCTGTAGGGTACAGTAGTCTAAAAGTTGGAGTGGTTGAAATAGTACCATTAGGAAGGATTATAGTATTTTGTGCTTTTAATAAAAAGGGTATAAAAAGTAATAGCGTAAATAGTCTTTTCATTTGTTTATAATTTTTTTAGTTTTTTATTAATATTATTCTTATGTTATCTAATAGATTTCCTGAACCATCAAGATCTACATTTACAATTATTGTATTAAGAAGTGTATCCCCTACTCCTGAGTAAATTTT